TTTTTATTGGTTTCCCAAATTTCCTTAAAGTCAAAAGAACTATCTTTAAAATCCTGTTTAATCCAGTTTTGATATTCTTCTTCCAGTTGTTCCATATCTAGAATGTTTAAACTGTAATCCTTATGCTTGTAATAAATGCATTTTGGATCACACCATTGAGACATGATATGGTCTTCACAGCCTACAAGACCAAAGCTTTCTTTGTATACGCTATTCGTTACAGTTTCTGCTTCATCTGCTAAACCTGACCATGCTTTTAAACCTAGTTCTGTTACAATCTGAGGCGTTCCATTTCGTTTTAACCAAGAGGCCAAACGAACCATAGTCTCATTACGCTGACCATGAATAGGTCCTGCATCATATGCTTTTTGCATACAAGTAACAATAGAACTAGCATCATGTTTAAACTTTCCTTTTTCTATTGAAACAGGAGCAGATACAGCTCTAGGTTTTTTTATCAAATGAGAAAGGATAGGTTCTATGGTAACATCTTCATCAAACCAAAGCCCATGAGAAGAAGTAACCGTAGTTTTACTTGCAATTTCCTGTATTTCAGGCATTCCAAGTTGAAACAAATCATTCCTTTCTATTTTTGTTTTAAACAGTCCAGATTTATTGTTTACGGTATTTCCTGCTCTGATGAGTCTTGCTCCATCAAAGATATTATCTGCTTGAGGAAATAAGTCTATCATTGTAGACTTTACAATTCCTGGTAAATAGACATCTGAAGTAAATCCAAAGCAATTGGCTAAATGAATATGAAATCCTGTGCCACTATACCATACTGTATAATAATCATCAGGTATTCTGTGGTTATTTATCAGTTCATCATTGACAAAGTATCTCATTAAATCCAATAGCTGTTGGTCGTCAAGGTTTGCTTTGTCAAAATCAAGAATAATTTGATTCATGTCATAAGCGCCTTTATAGTTTTGTATAGTTTTAGTCTTGTCTAAATGATGTTTTAGATTGACATCAAAACAGTACCAACTATAATAGATTTCTCTATCACTACCAGCTTTCTCGATAAAGTCATGCAACTCAGAAAGCTGCATGACATTACCTCTATTGCTTACGGAACCAGATGCTACTTCTACAAACTTAGATTTAACTTCCAATTAAGTTCTCCGTATTTTTCTCCTAAAGGTTCTAGTTGTATTCCATGGTTGCGTAACGTAGCAAAGTTTTCATTGCGTAGTTTTCTCCATGCTCTTTCAACAGTAGATGGCAATACACCGCCACCTTTCATTGTTCGTATGTAGGAAGTGCAATTTTCCTGTATCATGTGACTTGCTATTACACTACCATCTGCTTGGCAAGTAAGCCAATCAATGATAAGAGTAGGTATTGTCATTTTATTTTGTTTTTTCCACGGTACTTGCATAATTAATCCCAGGGGTTGCTATCGTCTTTTGCTTGAAACATTTTTTCTAGACGATCGTTTAGGTTTTTGTATTTATAGTCAGTAGGAACATATTCTGCTTTTTGGTTATTCCATCTTTCTAGCAAATGATTTTTGCCTTCTTCAGTAGAAGAAAAGAATCTCCATATTTCCCTAGATCGATCTCCATTGGATTCGTATTCAAGTATATACAATGTACGATCCAAGATATCTGCTTTTGCTACATCACTCAGTGTAGATCCGTCAGGTACTAAAGCCATCATAGGATCCATTCCTAGTTTTTCTAAGAAATGTTGTACACGCCAACTACCATAATCTGTTCCGTTTTTACGTGTGCCATAATCTTCAGGTGTACCATCTTCTCTTTTTTTATGATTTCCTTGTAACCATATTTTCTTTATGTATTTCGCTCCTTCTGTTTCGCCTTTTACAAGAAGAGAAATATCGTTTTTATATTGACTTTCCGAATCCTCAATTGATGTGATTCTAAAAGCATTTACATACACTCCCTTAGGGAATTTTGAATCGGTTTTAGGCTTTTGCGGTTGTCCGAACGCCATTGGTTGACTCCTTATCATTTATTTTAGTGGTTACTTGTTCACAGTGAAGATTTGTCCAACCTTTAGAATCCAAATGTTTGATCCAATCTTCCTTTTTTAACTCCGTTAGCTTTTTTCGTAATTCATCTTGTACTTTCTTAGGTGCTTTCATGTTTTGCTGTCTACCTATTTCCACATCAGCTATCAAAAGTTCTGCTTCTGTTTCTGTTATGACATAACCGTCATCTTTTACTGTATTAATACGCTTTTTATCATTAGCCATAGTTTTTACATCTCTGGATAATCTGTCTAGCTTGATAGATTGATCCTGAGTTACCATGCCTTCTTTTACAGGGAATCCATTATGATGCAATTCTTCTCTGTTATCCATCGTATCTGCATCTTTATTATCGTCAATAGCAAACAAACCATTGGCAGCATACTTTCTTGCATAAGAAGAAGTGGCTCCTGTTACTTGAGATACATCCATACCTTTTTTATTTAAAGCGTGTTCTGCCCATGCAGTAACGGATTTTTCTTCATTACCATCTGTTATAGTAATGGTTGTTTTTACAAATGTCCTTGATGGTTGTGAATGCTCAAATGATACAATATCATCAGAAAATGTCACTACACATCCTGTTTCCAATAAAAGTGGCTTTATCTTTTCTAATATATCTTCAAGGCTTCTGTAATTAAAATTGCCAAATTGATTTATTTGTCCTTTGGGTGCTTTTAATCGTTGTTGTATATGCATCAGCTTTTCAAGTAATGTGCCTTGCATTATTTCATCTGTCATTTATTCTCCTTTTTTATTAAAATATTCTTTAAGTGCTTTCCAAACTACTGTTTCAGTTGCCATTACTTTTCTTGCAAACAAAGATTCTGTTTCTTCATCTTTTTGAAACCATTGGCTTTTCCATATATAGTATGATTCTTCAAATAACTGCCCTACAATAGAAGCAATGTATTTTTCACTTATTGCAATATCTTTTTCATATACTTTTACTTTCATTTATTTTCCTTTCATCTCAGGAGGGGAGGTCAGACTGGCCTACGTCCTATTGTCCCCGCCCTACGATGTTGCAATTATGCTTTACCTATCTCTACAAATGCGTCAACCCATTGACGATTCATATTTAGGTCTGTTTTGTTATGCCAATAATGTTCTGTACCTGCATTTAATAATTCCCACATAGAATCCTTAACGGGATTACGCTTGAGATATAGATCCATTATTTTTCCAAAGTTATTGGCAGTCATCCTGGGTAATCTGTTTCGTACATTTGCCAAATTTTCTTTATTGACTTCTAACCTTGATACAGGAAGTATAGCATCGCAGAATTCATTAAATCTGGATACTCCAGTTCCTTTGGGGCCACTGTATTTGTCCATTTGATTTTCCATCTTTTCTAGATTTTCATCTAGATTGGCATCGTGTGTAAACTTAAAGAATGGAAACCATCTGTTTGATGTCATACCATTTGTACATATTTCTACCAAAGCCATTGCTTGCATTCTAAATGAAATGCTTTTGTCATAGCTATTGGAAAACATTGCACCTTTATTAATGGTACCTACTTCTGTGTCATTTTTATATACATCAGACATATAGACAATATTGAATTGTCTTCCTGTGAAATGCTCTTTTACTAACTTATATCCATTGCGTTCAGCAAAACGATCACCAATTTCTTTGACACGTTCATTGGGCAGTAAATTGTACTGCTTAGAAAACGATACACCTTTAATTGGTTCCCATTTGCCATCCACTTGTAGTTCTGGTCTTGCAAGACCTGTTTCTAGTTCACCTGCTTTGATTTCTTCAACTCTAACAGGTAAGTAAGGATCCATTTTTCTCCTTTTGTTTATTCAAATTCAAAATAGTATGGAAATACCATTTGATTACATTCTTGGTCAATGCACATATAGATTGGCCATGATCTGTCTCCATCGTTTTCAATGTATTTGTTGTATACCAAATCACTTTGACAATGAGGACAGCTTACTTTTTTCTTTTCCTTCCTCGAGCAGTCTGGCGAGGTGTTGGGTTTTTTTAACTGAGGTTCTAATAACATCTCTATTTATCTTTGATTCAAAACTGGGATGACGCTCAACAATGTCTTCTACTACATCATCTATATTGTTAAACATCATTACCCAAGCTTCGAATAGTTCGTTAATTAACAAAAACTGGTTTTCTTTCATCAATGGCTCTTTCAATGATTTTTTCCGCACATTGTTTGAGTTCTTCTTCGTCATACCAATCTGATATATCCAAGTCTCTGTTGCATGGTTTGCATAGAAGAGTAACTTCTACAGAGTCTGTTGTTTGTTTGTGTTCGTGTCTTTCTAGCGTTGAATTGCAATACGGACACTTGTTGTATTGTTGCATAAATTTTTGAGAGAAGGGCAGGAGGTAACAATGCAAAGGAGATGCGAATACCTGCATTGTGGAGCATAACTCCTGCCCATTGTAGAATGTTAAACTTTGCCCCGATACAGCAAGATTTAAGGCATTGAGGACGCATCGGGGCTTGTCGGATTACCAGAGAATTAATTAGACCAAACAAGACGATTCATCACATATACATACAATTTCATATTCAGCCAGTCTTGTTTTGTTAAACTACCTTTCTTCTTAAAATAATCCGATTTGAATCCTTTGACATATTCAAGGTCTTTAGAAAGTGCTACCAATTGTAGTTTGCTCATCATTCGTATTTCTACAATTTTATCAGCATATTCTTCGCCATAAGTCTTTTCTCGTGATTGGTATACATCTACATGTTCTACGGTATCTATGGCATTTGTAAAGAGGATTCCTAATACTTTAATAGTATGAGGCTTTAGTGTTCTAAGCGTATTAAGTTTTTCAATGGTGTGTCTACTTAATTGCTCTCTTATTGGTGTATTCATATATATTCTCCTATATGAGTTTAGGGTTAATTACACATATTTGGCAAGTATAACTACACATTAACTACACATTTATTTGCTATGTGTGTATAATATGAGTAATTTTGAATTGATTTAAGGCTTATGTGCCCAAGATTTGTATTTTAAATAAAAATGAATTAAAATTAAGGCATGTTTAATTATGAATAAACAAACAATCTTATCCTGGTTAAAAGCCACGGATGTTCCTCTAACTGTTATTTCACAAAAAACAGGTATTAGTCGTAAAACGCTTTACAATTGGATAAACGGATCGGATATACGGCAATCAAATATTGATAAAATCATCAATGTTTATAATGCAGATATAGAAATAATTAACCAAAAATTAGAATTAAAAGGAGATAGCAAAATGAATCAAAGTACTGTTCAGTTAGAGGCTAGTAAAGAATTTGAACAAAAAAACAGACTGATAAACTATCAGGAAAAAGAAATTGAAGAATTAAGAAAGAAACTTCAACAAGTTGAATCGGAAAATAGTTTAATTAAATTGGACAATATTTACGAAGATTGTATACCTGATTTTCAAACAGAAGTGCATATGAGAAATGTATTTAGCTTAAAATCTATTGAAAGAAATATTAAATCGGTTGATCATGTAAAACCTTTAGCAAAAGCTCTTAATTTAAAAAGAAAAACATTGTATCAAGATTATTTTGCTATTGGAAGATGGTTTATTAGCAATGAACATCCTGTAGATACCATAATTGATAAACATAGTTTATCTGTATTAAAGTCTGCAACGGAAGGTATACCTAAACAAGCTCAATTATATCAATTTACTATGGGTGCTTTCTATTTAAAATTTGAAGTGTTGTATATAGCAAATAATCGTTTTTGTATGACTCAATCATTTTGCAAAATAAATTGGTCTACAACACCAGTAGTTAATGCTAAAAATGTCATACTTCATTCTTGTAACATTGAAAATTTAGATAAAGAAATAAATAACTAAAAGATTAGCTGACTCTGAAACTCCATTGGGAGGATTTTTACTCAGAGCCAGCTATGATCCACTTCGCGTCCTCACGCTTACATATCTAGGCCTTAAGTGTCGGTACCCCTAGATAGAGGAATATTTCTCCATTCATTATTTTTCTTTTGAAAGATATCCATAAATGGGAATTTGGTAGTATGAACCGATACAGAATCAATCAAGTCCTTTTTCTTTTTAATTGCTGTTTTAAAGGATTCGTTTAATACCTTTAAAGTAAAGCAGCTATTCACAGAGACTCGAAACTCTTCATTGGTTGCATATTCTTCAACAATAGTATCTTGAATACTCACTTCATTTTGATACGAAAGAAGTACATCCAATTCAGTAAAAGTAGAATCTATTGCATTGTTCTTATACCAGCTACGATTTAGACATCTGAATGTTTCTTCGATGGTCATGTTTGCAAATTTATCATCTCGCCATACATGCATCCATTTACCAAAGTCAGTCATCCATATAAATGTACTTAATTGTCCGTTTTTACCGTCCATTACCATATCAGGATCAATCTTAGAAGAAATGTGCCTTAGAACCAAAGGAGCTACTACTTTATGGAATTTCTTTAACTGTCCATAGTATTTACCTTTTTCTTCTACAACTGCATCTTCCGTATCGTCTTTCTTAGGTTTTCTTGCAAAACGAAGATTGGTAATATCTCCACCCCAGGCTGTATACCTTGAAGCAATTGTTTTAGCAGGATTCTTGTACGATGCAAGTTTTTCAATATCTACACTTTCTAATTGCCAACTGTTTTCTACGGTAGGAAAAGATTCAAGTATATCGTATATATCCTTATATTTAGTAACATAGCAATGTTGAAGAAACTCTTCTGTAGTCCATTCAATATCATCAAATAACTCAAGAGATGTTTGAAGAGGCCCTGTATAAGACTTTTTATATTCAGTGATTTCTTTTTCACTAAACAAGGAAAAGTCTTCTAAACTAGGAGTTTTTCTTCTTAAGATACTTCTTACTTCCGTTATAGCATTCCAATCGGATTCATCGTCTTCTCTTAAATCAACAGCAAACTCTTTTCTATCAACATCATTATACTCACAGTATGTATCAATTGCATTATCCTGTAAGGTTAAATCAAAAGTAGATATAGCTAAGAGATTTTCTTTATTGCCTGGTTTCATTTCAGGAAACAGCAAATCAGGATGTAGATTGCCAAGTTGCAACCTTTCTTTTACATATTGAACAGAATGTCCAAACTTTTCTGCTATTTGCTTTGCTTTCATACCATCTTCTTGCTCTACAAGGTTTGTGTAGAACTTAATCTCTTCATACAGAGTCATTTCTACACGATATGTATTGGTAGAATATTGAAACAATTCTGTGCTGCCATTTGGTGCATCAATTACGTGTACTGGAACTTCTTTCATACCAAGTTCTTTAGCAATGCTATGCCTTTGATGGCCATCTAGTATTACCAATTTAGTATCATCCTCTAACAAAGGATCTCCTATGTTATAAGCTGTAATAGCTTGCAGTATTGCACCAGTTCCTTTGATGTTTTCTTTTAAGCGTTTATAGGACGCTTCTTTCTTTTTATTTCCTGAACGGATATTTCCGTTACTGATGAGTGTATTGGTTTCTATGTACATACTCATATTTTGTTTGATTTAATCTCCTCGATTATTTGGTTTTTAAAAATGTTTAACTTCCAACTCATTAGATAATGATACGCTATAAATGCAATTATAGTAATACATACAGTAAATACATCAAATGCATTCTCAGATAGTGATTGTAACCAGTGTTTCATATTTCCCCCTGTGGTTCTTAACACTCAGGATCATCCTGAATGCCTTTTTTTGTTTTAAGTTTTATTATGGCACTTGCTAAGTAAACCATACCATCTAACAATTCTTCCAATGCTTCTACACACCAATCTCTACCATCCCAAGGATCCAATTGATCTGCATATTCACGCTTACCTTTTTCCAGGCGTTCTTCTATCAACTTTACAATGTCTTTATTCATAACAATCCTATTTTTTTAAGCTTTTCAAGTTCTTCATTGGATCTACTGCAGAAATATCTAACCTCATACCATTTATTAGTTACTTCTTCTATCATACTATTTGATGCATTAAAAACTTCTTTGCATCCAGACATTTCTGTAGCTATTAATTCATCAAGTATTGGACACATTACTTCTAACATTTCTTTACATTCTTTATTCATCTTTCCTAAATCAATTTTTTTCATTTATCCTCCTGTAGCGCAATGATAAGAGCAATATTCATCGCCATTATCCTGAAATGGTTCATTACATACAGTGCATCTAGTAAATTTCTTTTCTTTTTTCTTCATTTATCCTTCTTTTATTGAATTGGGCTGTTGCCTTTGTTGATCTTTCAAGCGTGGCCTTCATCAGATCCCTCAGTTAGGTCTGAGGTACAGCCCTTATTCAATTATTTACAATACTTGCAACATTCACGCTGCAAGCCAATAGTGGGAAAATCTTTATATTGCAAAATATAATCACGACCTACATATTCATATTCCCAGACATTATCGCAATTCTTACAATATCGTAGTTTCTTGCTATGTTTGTCTACCATGACATATGCATTTCTTTTTTTAATTACTTGTGTACCTGATCGTTCATTTTTACAGATATTATCAATTACCCACTGCATTTTATCTCCTTACAGTTAATTAAGACGAGGGCTGACTTAGTATAAAGCCTTAATCCATCTCCGTTTCATTCGTAGGTCTACGCTTATAAAATGGGAACAGAATGGTGTCCGTTTGCCTGACAGCCTATAACTAGTATGTCTTTATACACACCAGCCCTTTGATTCATCGACTTGCCGAGTCTAGTCTTAATAGTTATTTTTAGTTGTATTCAAATACTTCAAACTTTTCCTTCATAAATTCTTTTATACTGTCATTTAATTCTTCTAACTCTACATCGGATAAATAGTGAACCAATTCGTCTCTCATTGTACTAATATCTCTTTCTACAACTTCTGGCTTTTTATCAGGGTATGTAGTAACAGATTCAACATATTTACATTTATTACATACAGGTTTATGACCATTGTTTTCTGTATGGCTATGTTCATTAAATACTCTATCCTCAACTATTCTAATCCATCCAAATAGATATGTTTTTACTGTTTCTGATTTTATCCTTTCTTTAACAATATTTGCAGTATGGTCTATGTATGAACTACATGTTGCTAAAGCATTTTTGCCAAATAATCGGCATATAAAACATCTTGCCATTTATTGCTCCTTTTTAAGGTTATGTGGGACAACTATCCGAGGTAAGGAAGTTTGCGGAATCCTAATTATAAGTTGCCCCACTGAAGTTTAATTATGTGTAGTTTGCATCTTTATAAGTTTACACATATGAGTAATAACATCCAAACAAATGTCATAAATAAGAAACCTAGCAGGTCTTTTATAAACTCGATTCGTTTCTTTCTTTTATGTTTTTGTATAGCATTCATTTGCATCTCCTTTATGAATTATTACCAAGAGAAGGCTATCAGCAAGGTATACCTTTGACAGCGTCCATTTTATAATTTGCTAAGAAGGTGTACTAAACCCACTACAAATGAGGTAACGACTCTTGGTTTTTGATAAGTGCTACTTATCTGAAATTTTTCCAAGGGCGTTGGTCTGCGTTTAAAGTCTAAACTGCGCAGGAAAAGACTCCCTTGGATTTAACAATTATAAAAGATCGCATACAGTTGTTTTCTACTCATCTTATTGTAGCGACTTTTTGGTTGTTTAAATCTTTTACTAGCCCATTCTACAAGCTCGTATTTACGCTTATATGGACAGTATTTACCGATACGGTGCATGATACCTCACTTTTTGGATTGAGAGGATTATTAAAAAGATCCTGCCCCAATCACATGGACTGAGGCAGGGGTTTGTGGAAAGGTTATCGGGTAGGTTGGAAAGATGCCCAAAGCTTATCTGCCATCTCAGCATTCTCTTGGACAGAGGGACGCAGACTGGCCTTTCTATATGCCTGCCAGCACTGAGCTTTCTCATTGAATCTGATGTCGCCTTTGAACTGCAGACGGTTGTACCAGTCTGTTAGCTCATCTCTGGCCTCATCAGAAGTACGGTTGTTTATGAAAGAGGATATCGCTACGCATTTCGTATTGATAGCCTTTGCCATGTTGATAGCACCCTCAACACCTGCAGTAGCTTGTTTCATCAAATCAGATGCTGTCTCAAGGCCAAACTTCTTAGCCTTAAAGGATTTCAATCCATTCTTAGTTTCTCTAGAGAATGTAATACCAGACTTAGATGTATTCTTACTGGTTGCAGGTTGTATGGTTGTATTGTCATTCATCTTATCATTCCTTATAAGTTTAATAATTAAGTGGGCATTGTTGCCCACTACGACGAGGGGGACGGGCCCCTTAGTTCCCAGGGTTGCAATTCAATTTCTCAACCTAATTGGCAAGGGTGCAACCCTAACTAAGGGGGGATGGGGTATGTATATATCTCCCACACGCATTCTACACCTATTTTTTCAAGCGTAGCTAATTCTATACAGCAATGTGTAGTTTCAACCATGAGTATGCCAAAGAAATTCTTCGATCCAGTAGTAAAGGCCTTCCTGGTATGGAACGAAGAGAAAGAAAAGTGGGAGCCAGAAGAGGTGGATAGCAGTAATGTTGATGATTTGCTATATATGACGGACTACGTGACTGCTGAAATACAGATTGAAAATGCAATTGAAAGGCAAATAGTAGATAAAGTACTAGAAAGTGAAAAAATTTTTAAAAATAAGTTGCAAAACTGATCCGCTTGTTGTTTTTTATACAGTATATAAGCTGTACAGTATAAATACAGTACAGTTAAGTAACTGTATTATATCTCTAAGGAGATATAATACTGCAGTATCGATACTGTAGTGGAATTCCTTACTCGAAAGCTAAAGGTCAACAAATATATGGATGTGACCTACCCTATTTACACAAAGGAAGAAGCATTAGATCGTGATATTAGTTACAAACCATGGCAGAATTGCAATAAAGGGGAATATGGCATTTCCGATGATGGCTACATAGCTGAATGTGTAAAGCGTACCAAGTACAAAAAACAGACGGAAATCCAATTTCCATTTGGTAGGGCATGGATTAATGGCAGTGCAAAGCTATTGTACGAACCAAGAAGAGATACAGGCAACTACGATGGGGTTTCTACCAAGTCTTACGAAGAAATAGAGAGTAGAAAGACTCGTACCAAGAATACAGTAGATGTATATGTACGTATGTTGCTTAATGGTGGGCCTATCGATTGGATTCAACTAGGCAAAACCTACCGTAAAGACCAAAAACGTCCAGACTTAACAGCAAAAAGACTATTTAAATCAGAAAAGGTAAAGCATATGGTGGATAAACGTATAGATGAAGCATTAAAGGAACGTGGTATCAACGAAGGAGAGGTCTTAGACGTAATTGCAGATGCGATTGCAATAGCCAAAGAGAAAAAAGATCCTTCTAATATGCTAAAAGGTGCAGAAACTTTTGTACGAATCCTAGATATGCTACCCAAAAAGGCAGTACAAACCGATACCATGCAAATTGATATGACCAATCAAATCTTAAACGACATTGAAAAAGAAGAAAAACGCTTAAAGCTGGAGCAAAAGAAGGAGTTGGTCTAAATGAAGTTTGAAATCATACCTGATGCACGTGATAAACGCCCTATTTGGTACAAAAAACGCATTATTCTTAAATATGTGGATGATGAACAGATTGAATTATTTCTTGAGGTTTTAAAGGCAATTGCGGAGGAAAATGGTATCAAGGTTGAAAACGGAGATATAGACTATATGCTTGGTGCTGATTATTAGCTTTATTCTTACACGTAGCCCGTTAGGTAAAAACACAAATTGAAGAAGAACGCTAATAACAAAGCCATTTTAGAAAAACTTCGTAGGGATATGGTCTTATTTGGTAAGATTGTTATGCCTCAGATGTTTTCTGTACCTAGTCCGAAGTTTCATTATACTATTGCAGATGATCTAATGGACAAAGAAAAGAAGCAGATTAACATTATTGCTCCAAGAGGTCATGCCAAAAGTTCTATTGTAGGTGGTGTATTCCCTTTATACCATCTCATGTTTGATAAAGGACAAAAATTGATTGTTCTTGTCTCTAGAACGCAAGACCATGCAGTTAAACTCCTTGGAACGATAAAAGACACCATAGACTATTCAGAACAATTTCGTCAATTGTTTGGCTATTGGGGTCAGCACAGCGCAAGGAGTTGGGCAAAAGCAGAAGTAGAATTAAAAGATGGTTCTATGATTATCTGCAAAGGTACAGGTCAGCAGTTACGTGGTATCAAAGTAGGAAACCAAAGACCTACGCTGATTATTGTAGATGACCCTGAAGATGAAAACAATACCAAAACAGCAGAAGCAATGGAGCATAATCTACGTTGGTTATTGCAATCTGCAGTTCCTTCTGTAGATCCTTTAAAAGGTCGTATTATTATTATTGGAACTCCACAACACCAACGATGTATGGTAGAAACCTTAAAAGTGATGAAAGGATGGGAGAATAAGGTATTTACCCCTAGTTTGGAAAAAAAGAGGTCATTGTGGGAAGAATGGTGGCCGATAAAAAAATTAATAGCAAAAAAAGAAGAACTAGAGTCTATCAATCGTTTATCTGTATTCTATCGTGAGTATATGTGTGAAATTGTAGGAGATGAAGATCAGCTATTTAAAAAAGAAGATATTCAGTATTACGATGGAAAGTTTCGATTGGATAATGATGGCAATGCTTTTCTTGATTTAAAAGAGGTAGGAGGAGAAAAAGTAAACGAAACCGTTCCTGTAAATGTATTTACTGGGGTAGATCCTGCGTCCAGTGTAAAACAAACTGCAGATTATTCGGTTATCTTTAATTTGGCAGTAGACGATAAGAATCGCAAGTTTGCATTGCCTTACTACAGAAAACATGCCAAACCGTTGGCGTTGGCAGAAGCAATTGTAGATAATTTTAGAAAATACAAAAGTACCAAAACTCGCATTGAATCTGTGGGATATCAAGAAATGTTACGTCAATATGTGCAAATGAGATGCGATGAAGAAGGAATCTTTATTCCTGGATTAAACATCAAAGAAAATCCTCGTACTAGCAAGTCTCATAGATTGGAAAGTTTGCAACCATCCTTTGCAAAGAAAGAAATATTTATTATGAAAAACATGCAAAACCTAGAAGATGAGATGCTTTTGTTCCCACGGGGAAAGCATGACGATCTTTTGGATGGACTGTTTTATGCTTTTAAAGGGCATTACAAACCTTTCCATGAAGAAAAAGAAATTCCTGTACTAGGAATGAAGAGTTTTCATAAACATGATTGGCAAATAACATAAAGCGTAGCCAATTGGGTTTCGCTACTTGTAAGCTTCACCCAGAATGCCGCATACCAAAGATCCATTAGTCACTGAGTCCGAGAAACTTCTCGACCAATATCATGGCGAAAGAACCGAATGGGCAACTCAGGCAATGGAAGATGACGAGTTTCGTAACAACCAACAATGGAAAGCATCCCACGTAACGACACTTGAACAAAGAGCGCAAAGTCCCATTGTAGATAATGTTGTACACCCTGCTGTTGAGCAGGCAAAAGCGCTTCTTACTGCGAACAAACCCAAATTTCAATCTACAGGAAGAGATGATAGCGATACGAAAGTAGGACGAATCTTTTCAGAGATTATGTCTTATATCTGGGATAACTCTAATGGCAATGTAGAATTGAAACAGATTGTAGATGATTATTATGTAAAAGGCATGGGGGTTATGCAGGCATATATGGATCCTATGAAAGATTTCGGTAGAGGAGAAGTTTGCTTTCATAGTGTAGATCCTTTGGATGTGTATATTGATCCGAATGCATCCGATACCTTTTGTAGAGATGCTTCCAATATTATGATTGCAAAAATATTTACAGGTTCTCAGATGGTGGATTTATATCCACAAACTGCAGAAATGATTGAAAATATGGAGCAATCCAAAAGCGACAGATATCCTGCACAGAGTAGACAAGGGCAATTGGATCAATCCATTGGCCCCATTCAAAGCGATAATTACGCTACGGATGAACGCTACTATGAAGTGATAGACAGGTATCAGAAAGTTAAACTACCGTATTACCATATAGTAGACACAGTAATCAATCAGGAGTATATTTTCAATGAAGAGGATTTTGCTGAATATACAGAACAACCTGCTATTATTATGGTAAATCAAGAAGGAACTCAATACATAACAGAAAAAAGAAGTGTAGATGAGTTAATTGCAGTATACGAAGCTACAGGCGGTACGTATCACTACATGTTAGATATGCAAACAGGTCAGCCTACTCTAATGCCTGGGCCTGAACATGCAGAAGCTATTCCTGGTTCTCAGACAGAAATACGAATCACTCAAAAAGGATTGCTGATAGGAGAAGGCGTTATTATTTCCAATCAAGTAATGGTAGATCGAATTCGTAGGATATTATCTGCAGGGGGAATATTGCTATATGACTATATCTTGGATATAGAAGAATATCCTATTGTAACCTTGATGAATAGACACAATCGTAATCCATATCCTATGAGTGATGTACGATTTGTAAAACCAATTCAAGAATATATCAATAAGATTACTTCTTTAATTATTGCACATGCTAGTTCTAGTACCAATACAAAGTTATTGATACCTAGAGGTTCTATGAACCGTAAACAACTAGAAGAAGAATGGTCTAGAGCAGGAACAGGAGTAATTGAATTTGATCCTGAATTAGGTACTCCCATTGTAGCAGGGCCGATTCCACTTCCCAACGAATTGTACAAAAACAGGGAAGACGCTAAACAGAGTATTTATCATATATTAGGAATACATCCATTGCAAAGCGGAGATCCATCCGCAGCTCCTTCCACATACAAAGGAACCGTAGCAATAGATGAGTATGCCCAAAGAAGAATTAAATCCAAATTGGACGATATAGACGAAGCATTAAATCAAATAGCAAAAGTGATTGTTCAGTTTATACAACAGACCTACACCGATCAAAAGGTAATTCGATTAATGAAGCCTGACGGACGAATGAGTGAGGTCACTATGAATCAGCCCATCTATGACGATTTTACGAATGAAATTCTCGGTAGGATGAACGATGTTACGATTGGCAATTACGATCTAATAGTGGTGAGTGGTAGTACGCTTCCTTCAAATAGATGGGCAAGATTTGAATATTATATGCAGTTATACCAAGCAGGCATTATCGATGCACAAGAAGTGCTAGAACAAACAGAAGTAGCAGATACAGAGGGCGTTATGCAACGAACCAGTATTATCAATCAGCAACAGCAAATGATTGCTCAGTTGGAAGAAGAATTAAAAAATACCAAAGGAGATCTGCAAACTGCACAAAGAGAATCAACTCACGATAGAAAACGTGTAGAGATCGAAAAATTTAAGACGAAGCTGAATAGTGCATCCAATAAATCACAATCAGCCGTCAATTTGTTTGAAGCAAGGCTTAACGATGAATTGCAGAAAACAAGACAAGATTTAAGACAAGATGAACAACGAAAAGAACCCATTGCTGTCTCGTAGACAAATGGGTAAGGAGAAGTTAGATGTCTGAAGAAACACAAAACGTGGATGCTGGTGCAGAAAACCAAGAGTATTTTGATCTTGGTGGAGAAGCTCCAATTCAAAGTGATAGTGTAGGGGAAGAACAGGCCCCCAATCCTGTTGAAAACCTGGAGGCGTTTGATAGCAATCTAGTGCCAACAGGAAATCAAAACGAAGCATCTCAAGAAAGTGCAAATGTACCGAAAGGAGATGAAGGTCGTTTTGAGTACTGGCAGAGCAGATATGACCAAAAGGCAAGTGAGTTCAGCAAATTAGAAGAACAGCTTGGGCAATATCAAAAGATTGCGCCTATCGCTGAATACATACAGGAAAATCCGAATGTACTTCAAAATGTTGCACGATCACTTTCTGGTGATACCCAACAGGTTCCTGCACAAGCAGAATCTGAAGGATTACCACAGAAACCACAGCGTCCAGTTAAACCTGCCAATTACGATCCATCGGAAGCTTATATGGATGTAGAAAGCGCAAGCTATAAATACAGACAAGCTATGGATGATTATAGGGATGGTATCATCGATTACACTGAACAAATGGATACATATCGTGTTAAGCAAGCTGAAGCGCAACAACAAGCTATACAGCAAAAACAAGCACAGTATCAGCAACAACGTGAAATAGATAATATGCATAACGATCTTGTAAATAAGTACGGTTATGAACCTACAAAAGCAAAAGAGTTTATACAGTATTACAGTAGCCCTGAATCACTCAGTCTAGACAACCTTGTCCGTTTAGATAAATTGCGTTCTGCACCCTCAAAAGCCGAAGTGGAACAAAGGCAAAGAGTCGAGAGCATGAAACAGAATCAACAGAAGCTAAGTGTACCACCTCCTGCCAGTGCAGGATCTGGATATTCGGAGCCACAATTGACAGAAGAAGATGCTTTTAATCTCGGCTTGATGCGTAACAGAAAATAACGGTTTAACGAATTAAGCCTTAGAGCAACTCAATACAATAGAATTTGAGTCTCGAGGTTTAGGAGGGTAATAACACTATGGCATCAAATGCCAAAACACTTGGATCATCGGGTGTTCTATATACGGATCGTAGAGACTTCTACATGCGCCCTAACGTGGTTAAAGAATTATGGACAGACGTAACTCCTTTTACTACAGTCATTGCTAATCAGCAGACAATTTCGGGCATGGCAGATCCTCAGTTCAAAATGTTTGAACATAGAAACCCATGGCAAAAACAATACTTTCAAACTTCTACCAGTTCAGCGTTAGCGGCAGATAATGCGGCAGACACATGGGCAGTTACTGCAGGTTCTGTAGTAGGATTAGAAGGTGAAGGTGGAAACAACGCATATAACAGTTGGATTGGACTTGAGTGCGAAGTCTGGACAGGGTTGACCCCAGGTTCAACAAACAAAGGTGTAGTTCTTATTACTGCAGTATCAAGTAGTGGAGCTAGTGCAAACTTTAGCGTAAAAAATATGACTTCAGCTTCGCTTACTCCTGCTTCAGGTGATTACTTGGTAGTAGTTGGTAATGCTTTTGGTGAAGGTACAGTATCTGGAACCGCTTGGAGTGATGAACTATCCGTAGTCTACAACCAATGTCAGATTTTTAAGACACCATTGGAAATAACAGGAACCTTATTGCAGGCTTCTTTACGTGGTGAGTCTTCTGAATTGGCTAGGCTTCGTGACCAAAAATCGCAAGAACATAAGATTCAAAAAGAAAGAGCGTTCTTGTTTGGTCGTTCTCCAATACATACATCGGGTGCATTCTCAGATGATGACTTGACAGATGCAAATGGCAATCAAGTTCGTTCTACAATGGGTATTGTAGCTGCAATTGAAAAGCATGGTGCAACATCAGGATCAGATCAGAGTGTTTTCTCTATTGCTGAATCTAGTTATGCCTATGGTGATTTTGTAGACGATATGGAAAAAGTGTTCCAGTATGTTCCTGAAGCAGGAATGAAACGTGCTTTTTGTGGGCCAGGAGCCTTAGGGTATTGGTCTAAAATGGCAGGTTCTTCTGGAATGGCAGGCAACTCAGGTTGGACAGTAAACTTAGGTGACATGAAGCGTGATGCTTTAGGTTTTAACTATAGAATGTTAGAAACACCTCATGGTGTATTGCAGTTAATTCCAACACCTGTTCTTCGTGATGCTTATAACAAGCACATGCTTGTTGTATCAGATGAAAATCTGTTCCACGCTCAATATAGAGCGCCAAAGTTCCAAGCTAACATCAAAACAGATGATGGCTATGATGGAGTAAAGGATCAGTATATGTCTGATGAAGGCATTGGAGTAACACTCATTGAGAGTCACAAGTTATTCAAGATCAGTTAAGGGAGGTTACTTATGGCTAGACCTTATCTAGGTGGATCAAGCGCAGGAATCAAATCATTGACTGCTAGTGCAACTCTTCAAGATGCAGATAGTGGAAAAGTGATTTTGTTTACACCGCCTTCAAGTGCGGGTGCTTTGGTAATGACTTTGCCAGCAGTTTCTAATGTTGGATTGGAATTTACAATTGTACAGATAAGTGCTTATGACACTGCTGTATGTAAAATCTTATCTGCTGAAGGAAACAACTTTGTTGGCAATATAGATGCACAAACTGGAACTGGTGACAATGCTGTTGCTACTGATGATTTTATTCAGTTCGGTTCAGCAACCGTTGCTGGTGACTTTGTGAAGCTAGTATCTGATGGCAGTAAGTGGTATGTCGTTGGAAGTTGTTCTAAAGTAACCTCAAACGGAATGGCGTTTGGCGCAAGTTAAAACACATAACACACATAACAATGGGGGAGTTTCGGCTCCCCCAAAGTTGTAGGAAATATGACACAAAAAGAATTGATTGAAACCGTAAAGCAACATCACCCTGAATTAGGGGAAACACAAATACGGATATTTTTAAACAGAGCCTTGGATGAGTTCTGTCGTAAAACTCGAATTATTAAAACACTTTATCAGTTTAATACCGAGCCAGGCCAAAGGTATTATGATTTAGATGATAGCATTATTGAAGTAACTCGATTGGATTACGACAGTTATCAAATTCCAAGACTTACAAGTCCCCCTGAGAAAACAGATGTCACTTGACGATAAAACAAATGCATTAAAAAAAGTATGGTGGGTAGAAAGAGATTCTATAGGAATTGCTTCTACATCAGATACAGATGAAACGTCTACATATGTTTCTGTAGATGAAGTAAAAACGGTAAATGTTCATGCGGTTAAGCACGATCAAAATTTTGTTGCCTCTGGATCAGGTATTGACATGACAGATGGAGCAAATGGAACACCGAATATACCTAGCGAATTTCACGATGCTTTGGCTCAATACGCTATAGCAAAAGGATACGAACTAAGTCCTGAAGGATTGCAATCTGCAGCTTACTTTAGGAATTTATGGAATATGTGCATTACAGAAGCAAAACAGTATTCCAATCAGGATAGGCTTGGCAGTCAGGCATATACAATACAACAACAAGATTTTTAATGATAGAAATAGTTACAGGAAGTGATTATTGGGAAACAATTGCATTTACATGGAGTGCAATTACGTTTCCTTTAACGTGGGATGGATTGACTTCTTTTTCTGAAATATCGGTAGCAAGTACTTCTTTTACGGAGTTTAGTACTGCATCCACTTCTTTTTCTTTACTCTCTACTGCAAGTACTTCTTACAGTGAGCAATCAACAACATCAACAACATTTACGGAAGCATGACTGGAGATTTTCAAACACGAATAGAAGATATTATTGGCTCCGTTGGTGATACAACTTTAATTACCAATTCTATTCAAGAAGTAGGGGCTGAAATTGTACAGGTATTACCTGAAGATAAATTATTGTACAATGTAAAAACAACAGCAATTTCTTCTTCAGGGGTCACAGTAGATGATAAAAAAGTAATAGCAGTAGATAAAAGCGATATTCCTGCAAGGGAAATTCCTGCTATTATGAAGGGGAAGTATAACTCTACTTCTTCTATTTATTCTGCAAGTGATACAGATCCTGTGTTTTACATAGAAGATAAAAAAGTATACATCAATGGTGCGGCAGGAAGTGGTCCGACTTCTGGTACATTGCATTATGTACCTAAGATACCTACAAGCGATGGCACTACAGCCATTGCATACAATAGTTCTGCTACATCAAATTTTCCAGTAGAAGCAGAAAACTTACTGGTATTAGGTGGAGCAGTAAAATGCTTACAAAGGTTACTTGCAGATAAAACTGCTAGTTTACCAACCGATATTAGCGAACCTTCTTTACCTGTTTCTCCTGCAAATCCATCTGCGCCTTCATTTACTTATAATGATGCAAGTGTATCTGATATTGTACAGCCAATTGTTTCTATTTCAGATATGGCAGTATTAACAGAAAGCGCACCATCGTATGTGCCTCCAGTATTAACCTTGGGTTCTGCCCCAACTATTTCAGATTTAAGTATTTCATTGGCAGTACCAGTTGCTCCTGCTTTAACATCAAACTCTGTCAGTTTTAGCACAACTGCTCCAGTATATACTCCTCCAGTTGCTTCACCGTCTTTTAGTACAGTAGATACGTTTATTTCTACGGATGAAGATATTGAATTGGCAGGAGCCAAGATACAAGAGATCAATTCTCAAATAGGAGAGTATCAAGCCAATATACAAAATCAATTAAATGTATTTAACGATGCGAATGTTGAATACCAGGCTGAACTGCAAAAGGCAATACAAAATGCTCAATTATCTCAAACTGACGATGCTCAAGCGTTACAAAAATATTCTGCTGAGATCCAAGCTTATCAAGCTCAAATTGGTAAAGAAGTACAGGAATATCAGCAAAACATGGAAGGCGATTTAAGAGTATGGCAAGCTGAAAGGCAAACCGATCTTCAAAAATACGGAAGCGATATTCAAAGTGCATTGCATACATTTAATGAAAGCAATGTTGTTTATCAACAAGATATTCAAAGAAAGATTCAAAACTTTCAAAAAGAAATTCAATCTGCTATGCAAAACGTACAGCAAGAGTTTGGAACTCGTAAAGCAAACTTAGACAAAAATGTCCAACTCGATTTACAAAATGCTATAAACAATTTTCAAAAAGATGTACAAGAATACAAATCAACTTTAGAAAAATACCAATCGGATATTCAAGATTATCAATCTGAAGTAGGTGCTACCATTCAAAAGTATGGTGCTGATGTACAAAACTATAATGCAAAGATCCAAAAACTTATGACTGACTATTCCTGGAAACAAGGTCAGTACCAACAACTAAAAGCCGAATACAATCAAGGCTTACAATTATTAATAGGCGGTGGTATTCCGCAACAACAAGGAGCTTAATTATGAGCGTAGTAAGATGGAGCGTAAGCGTCACCCCAGAAGTTACTGAACCAGTTGAAGCTGGAGGGCATCAAGCATTTACAACATTGCATGAAGATATAGGTAGAACATTAGGAGGATCAGGTTCTATTACTTGGTCTGAAACTATTCAAGACAGCAATTGGGCAGGAGGTGTACATACAGAAGAATTAGCACAAGCAACAAGTGGAAATGGAATAGCAACTGCAGCTTGCGATATGTTGTTTGTTAAACACTCTGGATTTCAAGACGTAGCTCACACTACTGCATCTTCTGATAGACTGGATATTAGAGACAATTCAAATCCTGCGTCAGGTAACACAATTATTTCTATAGGCCCAGGGGAAGCTATTTGCTTACCAAAACCTGAAATAGCAATGTATTTATTAGCAGAAGCAAATACAGTATCTGTTGAATGGGCTGAATTAACATAAAATTTATCAACATGCCCATGAGAAAAGTCAAGCTCGGTAAGGCATAAGAAGGAGAAACAAGATGGCTGATTTACAAAAATATTCTGTAAAAGAATCCCTAAACCAAATGGTGTACGACTACGCAGTAGCAGTAATACCTTCTGATGGAGCAGATATATCAGGTGCGCCTTATAAGGCATTGTACGTTGGAGTAGGCGGAGATGTAAAGTTGGATTTACATGGTACAGGCAGTGCTATTGTATTTAAGAACTTAGCAAGTGGGCAATTACTACCTATTGTGTTTGATCGTGTATATGACACAGGAACAGATGCAACCAACTTAGTGGCATTAAAATAATGTTAGGCGCAATACGTATAACTGCAATTACAAATTTCTTTCAGGAGATCTATGATACAGGATGGTCGGGAGCAGAGGCGACTCAATTGGATTGGACTGAACAAACATTAACATGGGATGAAATAGGATTATAAGATGGCAAGTTTAGCAGGATCACAGATAAAAGACTCATATGTCTCACTTTTAAAATTAGATGGTAACACAGACTCAACTGCGGCTGGTAATGGCAGTAATGCAGTACAAATAAAAACTGGAGACAACGATGCAACTCCACTTTATTTAAATACAGATAGGCTTGGAATAGGTGGTCAGCCTTCAGCCAAATTACAAGTTGAAGAGTCTACTCATGGAGCAGATGTTCAAATTAATATGAGGTCATTAAATGATAGCGGAACTGGTAGGACTACTGCTATAAAGTTTGACCCAGATGCAAGAAAAATGCACTTTGGTGAAGATTTTACTAATTTAGTTTTAGATACAAGCAATGTTAGAGTCGGCATTGGAAATGACTCACCAGAGTCTTTATTGCACGTTCAAGGTGATACAACAGCACAAGTACAATTACATAATACCTCTTCTGGAAATGCTCCTAAATTGCTTTTTGATGGTTTAGTGGGTGCAAATCCAGATTATGTGCTTGGCTCAATAAGAGCTTCATGGGATACGCATACTAATATAGTGAGTGAGATTAGATTTGAATCTGGTACTGATACAACTAATAAAGATGATGGTGTAATTACTTTTTGGACATCTTCAGCATCTAGTTCAGTTGCAGAAAGGATGAGAATAAGTCCTACTGGCTCAACTACAATATATGGAAATCAATTTATTGAAGGTACAGATGCTTTCTTGCAATTCCATGATACAGGAGAAACTGCTAATGCTGGTGCTGGTATTTTTACTATTAAAAGCGATAATGACCAGCTTGATTTTATGGGAAGGGCTGATGATGCCAGTGGAAATGTAAATGGAATTAGCTTACTAAGAACAGGAGTTGCTAGGTTTCATCAAAATGTTGGTATCGGTGGAGCAAATTCAGTAGCATCATTAGACATAATAAGAACAAATGATTCAGCACCTCACCTTTCATTACAGCAATCAGAATCAAGTGGTACTACTTATAATATATTGAGTGATGATGCTGGTTCTTTCTCAATTAGAGAAGGTGCTGATACAAGATTTATAATAGATACTAATGGTAGAATAAGTATCAATGACTCGAGTTCTACTAAGCGATTAAACGTATTCGATACTGATAATGCGGCTGGTAGATTTACTCGTAGTACAGCTAGTGCAACTACAGGACATTTATCAGATGCATTTGTTGTCAGAGGCAAAACTGGTGGCGATATGGCAGATGGTTTTGGTACTATGATAGCTTTTGAAATTAATGATAGTGCTAATTCTGATAATAGCATTGGTGGTTGTGGTATGATGAGGGATGGGGCTGATAATAGTGGAAAATTCTTTATAGCCAATAATAATGCTGGTACTTATTCTACAAATTTTTATGTTGATAAAACAGGAAATGTCAGTATTGGAACAGATTCTGTAATTAATTCTACCATAGGAAGCACATCTGCAAAGTTTTTAGATGTTGATGGTGGCTCTTATATGGGTATTATAACATTAGCAAGAACTACTACAGGTAATAACAATAATTTAGGAAGTCTACAATTTGTTAATAAAGATAATGCTGATTCAGCCAATAATGATGCTGATGGTGAATTAGTTTCATATATTACATCTACAGTTGCAACTAGCGACTCAAATGGTGGAGATGATTCTGGTGCAAATTTATTATTTTATACAAAGCCAGAAAGTGGAACAATAGCTAAGCGTTTCGTGATTGGCTCAGATGGAAATATTACACACTATGGTTCAGGAGCAACAACTTTTACGATTGAAGCACCAACAGGAGGTAATGATAGTGCCGCTCTTTATATTGAAGGTGGCCCTACTGGTTCTGGGGGTGATGCTAAAATTCTACTTAAATCACAGAATGGTACAGAAAATAAAAATTGGTGGGAATTTAGAGCAGATGCTGGCGATGATGTATATTATATAAAAAATGGAAATAATGATTTATGGGCTTTTGAACATTATGAAACTGGTGGTCATTTTTTTCCTGTTACAGATAGCACTCATGATATAGGAAAATCTGATAAAAAAGTAAAAGATGTTCATGCTGATTATGTACTATCTCAAGGCAATCAAAACCATGTAGCCAATACAATGTCCTCTCCATATTATAGATTTGATGGTGAGAATGACCAAATAGATATTGCTGATAATGTAAATTTGGATTTGTCAGATGCTCTTTCAATAGAATGTTTATTTAAGACAGAAGCTATTGATACATATCAAGAATTAGTAAATAAAGCAGATGCTGCTCAAGCATATTCTACTCCATATAGATTAAATATTACTAATGCAGGCCTATTACATGGTGTTATTGCAAATGGTTCTTCTTCAAATACCGCTGTTACTTCATCTCAATTAACTGCTGGTCAATGGTATCATGCAGTTTTTACAGCCGATGGAAGCAATTTAAAATTATATCTAAATGGAACATTAGTAGATACTGAAAGCCAATCAATTACTCCAGAAACACAAAATGGTATTTTAACTATTGGTAGATGGGGAGATAGTGGAGCAGAATACTACCCTCTTCTTGGCGAAATGCAAAAAGTTAGGCTTTATAACAAAGCCTTAACTGCTACAGAAGTAAAAGAAATGTATTCTGGTGCAAGTGTACCTTTTAAATACAAGTTTGGTGGTGAAAAAATAATATCTTCTGGAGATAGAGTTCCATCTGGAAGTGTTGGAAATTGGGTATTTAATGGAACTTCTGGAGGTGATCGTGCTTGGGATAGTACATTAAGTGCAATTAAAGTTACTTCTGGTGGTTCTGGAACAGTTACAGCAAGAGGTCATTTAGCTACTTCAAATTTAACAACTTTTAAAGAAGGTCAAATTTTTGAAATTACTGCTGAAGTTTATATCCCATCATCAAATGGAACTTGGACAAGTCTTGCTGTAAGGCAGTCTGATATGGGTGGTGGTAGTACTACAGTAAACGATACTGTTGCAAATGTAAGTACAAAAGATTCTTGGCAAAGTTTAAAATCAACTGTAACGCTCGGAACTGATGTAACTGGCTCTATTGAAATTGATGGAGATACTACAAGTGGTTCAGGTCAAATATTTTATTTCAGAAATATATCTGTACAAATTAAAGGTTGTGTAGCTGAATATGATGGTAGTGGAATAGCATCTGATAAATGGTTTGATAAATCTGGTAATGATTTACATGGAACTGTATCTGGTGCAACTGTAGAAAATGCTCCCGCTAATGATGATGGTTTGGTTTATGAGGAAGGTACTTGGACACCAGCTTTTAATGCGAGTGGAAGTGCTACAGTAACAGAAAATCATTATGTAAGAATTGGTAATTGGGTTAGGTGTCAAGCAAAACTTGATAACATTCAAAGTGGTGGTAGTAGTACAGCAGTTATTATTACAGGATTACCTTATGCTCCAAAAGACAATACCTCATCTGGTACTGTAATGCACAACGAGATAGATACACAATCTACCAATAATGGAATTGTCCCTTATATAAACACGAGTAGTGAAGTTTATTTATATGAAAACATAGATGATGGAGCGTGGTTAGATCTGAAATGGTCACAGATTGTGAATAACGATGATGCAAGAATAACATTTGATTATATGGTCTAATTGGATAATTAGATTGGAACAAAATAGGAGTTAGTAATGGCATTAGAAAAAGTGGTCGAAGTAGATCAAATTGAAGTAAAAGGCGAGTTTTCTATTCAAGTGAGAACAGCCACAAAAGTTATGGATGATGGACAACAGATTGGTAGCGTAGGCTATCATCGTCATGTTGTAACTCCAGATTCTATGCTTTCATCAGAAGATGCAAAGGTAAAAAAAATTGCTGAAGCATTATGGGGTGACGAAGAAAAAGAAGCATGGTTTGTTTCAAAAAATGGACACCCAAGTGGTGAACCAGCAGATAGTTGGAGTGAAGTACAATTGCAAATATATTTAAGTAAATATAGCGTAGAGTATAAAGAAGACGATGCTAAATCTGCATTGTTAACTAAAGCAAAAGCTAAATACGCTGAATTAAACGGTTAAGGAGTCTCATAATGAATTGGGCAAAATACGCTGATAAAAAAGGCAAGACAGCCGATTTTAAAAGCAAAGAAAGAGTAGTGCAAGAAGCTGTTTCAGAAGTAAAAGATGAAGATGGCAAAGTTGTACGTCAAGCAGTAGAGGAAAAGAAAGAATCATACGTTGCTATGGTAGAAAAAAGATGGGATTCTGAAAGTGGCGAAGCATTAGCTGATAACGAAATAGAATATTCTTTATCATATTTAGAATTTGAAAAGGCAAGATATGATGCTGATATGGCAAGAGCAAAAGCACAATCTGATGGATTGAAAGCTGCGATTGATGATTTCAAGAAACTTTAATTAACAAAACAAGGAGTTACTAATGGCAAAAAAAGAAAAAGAAATGCCTAAAGAAAACGTAATTACTCTTTTTGATAAAGAGTATAAAGAATCAGAACTATCTGATGAGCAAAAAGTAATGATTAATCACGTAGCTGATTTAGAAAGAAAAATTCAATCTTCTGAATTCAATCTTCAACAGCTACGTTTTGGTAAGCAGGCTTTTGTAGATGCTTTACAAGTTAGTGTGGATAAAAAAGATGAACCAAACGATAAGAAAGAAGAGTAACGGTGACTTTGTGGTTGAGTATAAACAAGAAGACAGCATCAGCACATCTTACAATATTCCTGTTCGGTATATCTATGCTGACTAATTGTTCAACAGGTTGGTCTGTGGGGGGATACGAGTTGTCTCCCCAAGACACTTTAACCAATACGGTTTTTGTGGAAATAGTAGATCAAGATTCTGTGACTCATTGGTATCATGGAAGGATAAACGACGATGCAAATTGGTGTTATAGACACGATGAATGGGAAGACATTAGGATCAAGTGAGTGATAAGCCACAAACAGCTAGAAGTTATCGAGGTGCTATTATTGATGATAATGCTGTCATTTCCCTTAATATCAAGTGGCTTGGACAAATCATATTACTTGTTGGCTGTTTTGTATATGGGTATTGGCGCATTGAGTCTCGATTGGCATCATTGGAAGATAAAGTTACTGCTGCAGATAAACAGATTGGGGATTTACTTAGTAAACATATCGTGGAAGAAAGGGCTGAAAGACAAGAGTTGGCAGAAAAGGTAGCCTTTTATGAAAAAGAATTCAACATTAACCCATTGTCCTGGGGAAAGAAAAAGCGGAGTAAATAATGGACTTTATGGCACTTTACAACGAAGGGGGAATGGTTGCTGTCGTAGGCGCAATGTTTATGTTTCTTGTCTACAGCTTAAACAAAAGATCTAGTGAACAGGCTCAAACATTAGAAGATTTAAAAATTGAAAACAAAGGCCAATCGGAAACATTGGAAAATATGGAAGGCATGATAATTAAGTTAATTGACAGATGGAACAAGTCAGACGAAACAAGGGATAGAAGGCACGAAAAAATGGTAGAGGAACTGAATGACCAAAGTTCAATTTTAATGGAAATAAAGGGCAATTTAAGCCGAATAAACGGTAAACATTAATGCCAACAGATCAAGATTTATATGGGATGTTAGTCAAGCTAGACGAACGTCAAAAAACATTATTTAATATGATGATAAAGGTGGAAAAACATTTGGAAAAATTGAATGGAAAAGTGGATTCACATGAAGTAACGATGGCTCAATTGAAAGTATATGGAACTATTGCTATAGTGACTTTTCCAGTCATAGTAAACGTAATTATGGAGATACTATAATGTTGGCAAAAATGATAGCAGATGAAATGTTTTCAGAAGAAGCAAAAGATGAATTATTAGATGAAATCAACAAATCCGTTGATATTCCAATAATTAGTGAAAAAACCGAAAGGGCAATTCTAGATGCTTTATGGAAAGTGATAAAGGCTGTATTCTATAAAAAACTAGGAATTGCATAGTGCCAAAGTTTGGCAAACGAAGTAAGCAAAGACTTCAAGGTGTAGATTCTAAACTTGTCAATGTACTGAATGAAGTATGTAAATATTTTGACATTACTGTAATAGAAGGACTTCGTTCACAGGAACGACAGAATGAACTGGTTGCACAAGGCAAAAGTAAAACCAAGTTTGGAAAACACGTTCAAGGCAAAGCAGTAGATATTGCTCCATATCCTATCGATTGGAATGCAAGAGATGACTTTCATTATCTAGGAGGATTCGTTCTAGGAATTGCATCTCAAATGGGCATTAATGTACGATGGGGAGGAGATTGGTCGGATTCCAGTTTAAGTCAAAACAGAAGGACAACGAAAGATAACAATTTCGATGACCTTGTACACTTCGAACTAAAGGAATGAGACATGAAAATCAAAGAACGAGTGGTAGTCTTTCCAGACATCCATTTCCCCAATCACGATGAGAAAGCATTTCGATGTGCATTAAATGTAATACGTACATTAAAGCCATCTGCTTTTCTTTTGTTGGGAGATGTAATTGATGGTGAATCTGTTTCCCATTGGCAATGGAGTAAAAAGAAACGTCCTCCCCTGGAATATCAACTTCCCTTTATTGAAAAAGAAATTAAAGAGGGGAATTTGGGTTTGGATAGAATTGATGAAGTTCTGGAAGAAGTGGGGTGTGAAAAAAAGCAATTTGCCCAAGGGAATCACGAGAAATGGTTTGACCACTTTGTCGAAGAAAACCCATACCTTGAACATTACGGATCCAAACCAGCCTTTCGATTTGATGAACGTGGATACGAATGGCATGACTACGGTGAAGTCTTTAAAGTGTTCGGGAGCAAACTATATGCTTACCATGGAGGACACTTTATGGGAGTTGCCCATGCAAGAACTCACGCCTTACAAATGGGATGCAATATCATCTATGGCCATACTCACGACTCCCAAAAAGCAGTCATCACACACATCTCAGGGCCACACATGGCGTATTCAATGGGATGTTTGACCGATATGTCCAAAGACTATTTAAAAGGAAGACCAACCAATTGGACGCATAATGTTGGCATTGTTGACATCTTTACTAACAATAACTTTAATCTGGTTGTTCTTGATATTGTTAATGGTCATACGTCTTACGGAGGAAAAATAATCAGTGCCTAAACAAATCTTTCAGATTACAGATTTTAGCGGTGGTTTAAGTACATTAAAAGATCCTGCTGATATAGCAAATAACGAATTGCAGAGTATAGAAAATTTGCAAGTGGTGACACAAGGATCTCTTGTTCCTGGATACAGTTATGCTGTAAACAGTACCTATGCTTCTAAACTTTCTGTTACTGGTGCTGAGTACAATAATGAAACTACTATTGACCATGATGGAAGTACAAAGAATGTTGGCGTAGGAATGACGATTACAGGAACTGGAATACCTGCAAGCACTACAGTTGTAAGTGTTGAATCCAATTCTAGCTTTACCATTTCTCAATCAACAACAGGAGGAGCAAAAACTGGTCAAACACTCGTTGCGGATTTAGGTGTAACTTCATTAATACCTAATTATGGATTGGGTTATTTTGAAACCGATCATGCATTGTCAGACACTACATTAACTTTAACTGCAGATCATAGTGGATGTAGCCACCCTACTAGATCTTGTGATTCTAACCAAGGATTTACAGTGTCTGGTGCTACTTTATCTGCAATTACTGGCGGTTCTGCAGTAAACCTTACTACGTATTTTCCTATAGGAGTGAAACTTCTTTTAACTGTTCCTGAATCAGCTTCTAACGCTTTAACCGTTGCAACTTCTGGTGTGTATACTGTTGTAGCTCACAGTGGAAATAATATAATTGTAGATAGGAGTTTTAATATAGAACCAGGATCTCAAGGTATACATTATGCAACAGCAACAGTAAAAGCACATGCTTTAGGAGACACTGTATTTTTACTTTCCGATCCAGCTACTCACAAAATACATGTATATAGTACGGATTCAGGAAGATATTTAGCCAATCAAATTACTTTACGGTCTTCTTATAGCGGAAATCCTAGTAAAGTTAAATATTATAAAACAGAAGATAGTATACGTATTTGCGATACTGCTGATAAAACAGATTGCAAAATTCAATGGTTTGGATGGATTTCTAGAAGACATTTTTTAAGCAATAATCGAGATACAAGTACTAATTCATTCTTAGGCTATTATGCTAAAGATAACACATTAAGTGGCCCAACTGAATTAACGGTAACTGCTGTAAATGACGCAAGTGCTGGAACCGTTTGTACGGTTCCTTCTAGTGCAGGTGCTGGATTTGCAATGCACATTACTTCAGAAAATGATCAAACAGGAACTATATCTGCAACTAAATATGAATTTGCTCAAACGTTTATTTATGATGGAAATCAGGAATCATTGCCTAAAGCTATGAGTTCTACTCTTACGCCAGCAAGTGATTTAAAAACTTTGTCTATTAGCATTGCAACCAAAGGAGCATTTGATCCTAGAATATCAGGAGGAAGAATATATATTCGAGAAGCAGAAACAAATGATGAATATATTATGCTTGTTGATATTGATTTGGCTAAAGGATGCAGAACAAAATTTACAGATGACTACACTTCATGGTTTGATAATGGTAGTACAACAATGGGTACATATCTTTGCCCAACAAATAATGCAAGTGCAAATTTTAGAGTAAGGGAATTAAATTTATTAACCTATGAAATTATTAATGGTTTTTCTTCTAGTATTTTTAGCCATACAATTGGAGATCAAGGAGAAAATTGGAAAGATTCCGTTGTTGCTAATAATAGAGCTTTTGTTTGCAATGTAACTATTAAAGATGAAAATACTGGAACAACTAAAGATACTGCAGCTTTAACTACGTTTTCAGATAGAATTATGTATTCTATGCCCAATCGTTTTGACACATTTCCTTATCACAATTTTATTGAAACAGCTAAAGGAGATGCAGAAACATATGTAGCTATAGATTCTTTTGCAGATAGATTATTAGCGTTTAAGCAATATAGTGTGGATATTATTAATATTGCATCTCCTGATGATGCAAGTTGGTTTTTAGAAGATTCTAGAAAGCATATGGGAGTACAGAATCCTAGTTGTGTTCAAAAAACTCAGTATGGTATTGTATGGGTAAACAAACAAGGGTTTTTCCTTTATAACGGAAGTAAAATATTAAATATATCTGAAAATAAATTAAACGATATTGATCTTAAAGATCTTCAAACATCCAATTCTTCTTTGATATACGATGAAGTAGAGTCTACAGTTTATTTTACAAAAAACAGCGCATCAAGTGCTGATGGTATTATACTTGATTTGAAAAAAGGAACATTTGTTAATACTTCTGCTCTTACTCCTATTGCAAATGATGGTTTTTCTAATGGGATAAATACTATAAATTATCCAATGATTGCCAGTGATGAAGGCGACCATATTGATTTGTACAATTTAGTTAGAACAAGAGGTTCTCATACTTCAGTTTTTCAAACAAAAGATTTTGATTTTGGAGATCCATCTACTACCAAAAGAATTTATGCAATATACATTACATACAAATCAGATGATGCATTAACAGGTTATTTTACTATTGAAGAACCTGATGGAACTTCCCATAGTTTATCAGGAACTGTATCTGCTTCTGCGTCTAACTATTCTGTAGTAAAGTTAACTCCAAATAGTACATGTGATGTAAGCAAAGCATCTATAAAAATGACAACGAGTTCTAATTCTAGAATTATATATATAAATGATATTTCCGTTGAATACAGAACCTTAAAGAAGAAAATAGCATAATGGACAGAGCAACAAGATTTATACAAAACAAAAAACAAGATAAAATACGTGTCGTTACCAATCAGCCATCTGTACAAAGTATGAGAGAAGGTGAAGAAGTATTGTTTTTTACAAAAGATGGAAAACTTTCTAGGTATAGAAAAGAAAGTGGTCAATTGTGGAAATCAGATATGGTTAAAGCTGGATAAGTGACAAAAGATTTAATAGGAGTTTAGAATGGCGCAAAAAAATCAACAGCAAGTAACAACTAAAACTATGCAACCACCAAAAGTAGATTTAAGTCGTCTTGCAATGGCAAAGCAAGTAGATACAGATCAAAAAGAATATCAAAAAGCCCAAGCAGATCTACAGAAAAAGCAGAAAAAAAGAGGTTGGTGGAAAGGTGGAGGGCAATTACTAGGTGGAGCAGGTGGTGGCTGGCTTGGTGGTCTTTTAGGCGCAGGTATTACAGGTGCATTGGCATTAACAGGCCCTGTTGGTTGGATGGTAGGAGCTGCAGCTACTGGACTAGGAGCAGGAGTAGGTTCGTATGCAGGAGGCAGAAAAGGAATTGAAGGTGGAGAACGATTTGATAAAGGTGCTGATACCAGAAGAGTTCAATTAAGAGACCGTCCTCGAGTTTCAGGATATGGCCAATCTGCATTAGAGGGAGAAAAGAAAGCTTGGAATCAAGCAGAAAAATCTCAGCTAGTAAAATCGTCTTTAATCACAGGTGCAACTGCAGGTTTGGATAAATACTTTAAACTTGCAAAAGCAGGTAAATCTGCAGAAATGGCAAGAACAGGTTTAAGTGCGGCACCAACAAAAACTCCTGAAATTCCACAAGAATTATTATCTGACTATCAAAGTAGTTGGGGTGATAAAGCTATGGAAAATTTGTTAACAGATAATCCTCAGTACATGGACTCATATGGACGCTTAGCAGATGGAACATTAGCAGGTGGATCATATGGAGGAATTCCTATGGAAGGATTATCTGTAACACCCAATCAAGGCCTAATAGGTAGGACGACTTCTGCTATGGGAAATTACCAAGCTAGTATGCCTGGAAAAGGGATTGCTGATTGGCTTAAAGGTGATAAACAAATGAGTAATACTATGTTAAATCTTCTTGCTAGAAGAGGAGGGTAACAATAATGGCTATGAGTTATGAAAATACAGGTGGGTCAGATCCAGGAGGCGGAGGCGGAACTGCAGGAAGCAGTACAGGTAGTACAGGCATGGGTGACTATGGTGCAACTGCACCAGCAGATTACGGTGGTGTCCAAGATTATTTAGATCAAATGGGGGTAAACGTAGATGAAAGTCTTATGGGCTTTCTTCCTAGTACTCAAAGAGTAGATACTGCCTATAACAGAATGCTTGAAGATCAAGGTTATTTTGCAGATCAATTTGGTTTGCAAAGACAAGGCATGAGAACGCAAGGTATGAATCAAATGTCTCAGATGTTTGGAGGGCAAGGTTTGATGAGTGCCATGGGTGGTGGCTTTGGTGGAAAAAGCAGAGGTATTATGAAAAATATGGATCAAGTACGTTCTGCTTATTCACAAGATTTAGCAGGAGGTTTGCTTGACTTTAATAGAGACATGCAACAATCTGCAAGAGGATACGAAGATGCACAAATGTCGTATCAAGATAGTTTGGTAGATCGTCTGATTCAGTTACAAGGAATGTACAAAGACGAAGATGAACCGTTAATAACATTTAGCTAGGAGTTACATATGGCTGATTATAAACCTACTTTTTTTGATCAATTAATCAATCTACTTCCAAGCCTTATTGCACCTACTTTGCAATATAAGGTAGCAAAAGATGGTCAAAAAGCACAAATGGATAGATTGAATGTTCAGTTACAAGCACAGAAAGATCTGGCAAAACAAAGCCAAGATTTTCAAATTAAAGAAAAAGCAATTGATCGTGATATAGCTTCTGTTAGAGCAGGCAATGAAATGGCATTTAAAAATTTACAACTTGCTCAACAAGCTTTAGATAGCACTAAAAGAATTGATGCTATAGAAAGAGGTCAGGATATATCAGCATATACTGCAGAGCAAGCTCAAAAACATGGATTGCTTAAACAAGATAAGTCTATTGAAGCAACTCGAATGCTACAAGAAGACATGCTTAAGTTAAGAAAAGAACTAGAAAAAGAAGGAAAGCTTGATTTAATATCTAAACAACCTGTTTCAGTATCTGATTTTTTAACAGGATCAGCGATGACAGAGCCTGAACAATTTTTTATTGATGAATCAGCAATGATTGAAGATTACAAAGGCATGAAAGAAGGTCTTAAAAAAGAAGTAAATAGAGTTGCTCAAATGAGTCCTCGAAATCAGCAAAGAATTGATGTCTTAAATGCTATTTACGATTTGCAAAGTTCTTTTGAAAATCCATACGTAAAAGATCAATGGTTTGATGATGCACAAAACAAACAAGTAGAAGGAATATTAAAAGATTTATATCAATGGTCTTCCTTACTTGAACCTAAATATTCAAAAAGATAATCTAATATATAATGGATCGTTATGATTTATTGCAGTATATCAATGCATATAATTTGCAACCGTATGCATTTGATGATGAATCTGTTGATGCTTTAAGTCAGTTAGCCAACGAATTCGAAGTCCCTTTTCAGCGTAATATTGAAGCTGAAGAGCAAAAACAGACAGGAGTTTTGGGGCAATTATTTGGCGGTATTCTTGAAGGAGCAATCCCACTTCCTTTCGATATGGCTAAAGATCCTGTTACATCCGCACAGCAAATATCCCGTAGCGTAGGTAGCTTAATTGGTTTTGTTCCTGGTATACTAGGAGGACCTCTCGCATGGGCAGGTAAAGGTGCATTAAAACTAGGAGCAAAAGGTGCATTAGCTACAGGAGCTCAAAAAGTTGGATCACTTGGAAAAGGTATATCCTCAATAAAATCTGTACCTATGCGTGGAGCTGATTATTTACTTGGTAAAGAAGTAGGTGAAGGTGTTATAGCTAAATTAGGTTCAGCTGGTGCAACTGCAGATCGCTTTATGAAAGGCACAACGGTTGCAGGAGATATTGCCAAAGCAAGTGTACATTTAGGTACTGCTAGTTTAATAAGTGAGGTATGGGAAGGCCCTAGTGCTATGTTTGATAGCTTTGTACATGGTGCAGTAGCAGGGGGAGCGTTTGGTGCAATAGGAAACTATCAAAACCTTTTACAAAAAGCTACTGGTTCTAGTGGGCCTGTCTTACAAAAACTTGCTGAAAACAAGTTAATGGAAGGCACATTAAAAGCGATGGTAGGTGCAGGGTTTCAAGGAGGTTTGGCAGCTTCCCATGATGCGCCAACTGCAGTAGTAATCTATGAATCTTTATTAGGTGGTTACTTTGGAGCTACTCATCCATCTGTTCAAGTAAGAACAGGAAGGGAATGGTTTACAAGATACAGCGCTGATCCTGCTAAGAAACAACATGAAATGTTAAAAGATCCTTCTTTTGAAAGCTTAGATCCTCAAGTAAAAAAAGTAGTAGAAGATTTGCATTTTCAAGATATAGGGGAAATGTATAATAGACATTTACAAGACACTCAAAATATAGATTATTTTGATAGGTCTAGTGCTGCACAACTATTAAGAAATCAGTTTAAAGATAAAATATATGAAGAGTATTCTACCAAGAATAACATTGAAAGAAACAAGCTTACGGATAAAGAAAAAACAGAAGCGTTAAAAGAAGAAATAGAACCTACATTGCAAATCATGGAGATTATTCGTGAAGGCAATCAAATATCCGATGAAATACTTCGTAAAAGCCCAAAAGATTTAACAGGAGAGACTAAAGAGGTTTATAAAAAACTAACTGAAGATGAAATTGCAAAAATAGAAAAAGGTGAATTTGAACCTATATATAATTACCTAATCAGTAGAAACGATTTCTTTAAGACATGGACTACAGAGCAAAACGGTAAAGATGTTTTACGGATGGAAGAGCAGGTAGAAATACAAGCTGAGTTAGACAGACAGCCTGTAGTAAGAAAATTTATAAACGATGTAAAGCCTCGTATTAAAGATAAAGATATATCCGATGTAGAAATTGCAGACACTGTATTAAAATCGTTTAATAAGAACTATAAAAAAGAAGACGATAAAACTCAGTATCAAAGAAGAACAACAGAAAAACTATTAAGTGAAGAGCCAGAACTAGCACACAGAATTATAGATAGACTATCAGAAACCTATCCAAATATTACAAGAGAGATATCGGAAAAAGTATTTGATATACATGGCAATGAAGTAGCAGGAAAAGCATTAGGGAATGCAGTAAAATGGAGCAAAAGCAAGGGTGCTTTGGATACTCCTCCACATGAATATGCTCATGTATATATTGATATGTTTGAAAGTTCTAGTGTCGTACAGGCAGGAATTCGTCAATTTGGAAGTAAGGAAGCCTTGGCTGATTTTCTAGGAAAAGATTATGTAAACAAAATACAAGATCAAGGTTTACGCTCAAGAGCAAAAGAATGGGTAAAACAGTTTTGGGCTGAAATGAAAAATTACTTTGGCTTGCTAAATGACGACAAAGAAATCACAAATATTCTATCTAGAAGATTCTTTAGAGGAAAGCCTTCAGGAACTGCGGAACTAACTACAAGAAGTTTTGCAGAACAATCGTTACAACGATTTAATAGCGTTCCTGAGGATATGCGATCCAATATAGTAAAAACAACTCTGAAATCTTTTGGTGCAATTAAAGATACAGAAACTCTTGTATTGAACGATTCTTTTTACAAAAGACTTGAAAATGCAGGAATTAAAAAAGCAGAAATAGATTTAATTAAGCATATGGCTGAAAGTGAGCAAATGCATCGAGTAAAAGCAGATGTATTTAAAACTCAAATGATGCAGTATCTGTTTCCTATAAAAATTGTACGTTCAGAAACAACCGCTCCTGGAGAAATTGGTGTTCCTATGGAAGCAAGGGAAAGTGTACCAACATCATTTTATAAAAGGTTATCTGTAGAAGGAGGAACTAATTACGGAGAATATCGCTTTGAAGTTCCTTTTGAAGTACTTAAAAGTCATCCTCGATTTGCAACAGAAAATATGGCAGGTTGGTTTAGAGGAGATGTATCTGCAAAAGAAGAATTTGCACCTACTAAGACTTTTCGTGTTCTTGAAATGCAGTCAGATTTATTTCAAAAGGGAAGAAAAACTGGTGACTATCTTCCCGAAGGAAAATCTGAAAAATTTGTAAAAATATCGCCAGATAATCCTGAAACTTTGAATTGGAAAGTAGGGGATATAGTAGATCGATTTGGAAAAAAATACAAGGTTGCAGAAAGAAAACGGGTAGAATCTATGCTTGATCCACAAGAGCCATACATAGATCGATTTACATTGGAACCTGTAAAGTTAGACACAGATCATACAGCTTATTTAAAATCTTTGCAGAAAAACTGGCATGATTATTTTGCAAGAGCAATTCATCAATGGGCGGCAGAACAAGGATACGAAAAAGTACGATGGCCATCTGGAGAAACTGCGGCACGTGTTGAGGGGCATACGGTAATTTCTGAAAGGATAAAAAGTGATAAAGCAAGGTTAAAAGAAGCTACAAGTGAACTGACAAGGTTAAAGAAAAAAGAAAAAGAAGAAAAAGCTAAGATAAAAGGAAAATTACAAAAAATAGCATCAAAATTTGACAGTACTTTGATGTCTAAAACTCCTATGCAAATTAATCAACCTTCTAACTCAGAGGATCCTTTAGTTAGGATTTTAGAAAAAAAATATGGAGTAGATATAAATACCCTTTTTACTGGCAATACAGAATTTAAAATAACCAATTTAAAAAGTTTTAAAGAAGATTCGTTCCTTGAAACTCAATGGTATACTCCTTGGTTGGGTTCCAGAGCTTTGCCTTACACACGTTTTCTAGAAGGGATAGAAAAAGGCACTTATGGTATCTTTATTGATAATGGCAAACTACGATATACGCAATATCCAAATAGATATCAATTTAAAGAACTGTCTAAAAAAGAAGCTTTTGAACTTTACAATCACCAAGAGAAAAAAAATATTGATGCTAGAGTAATGAGTGTTGAATCTCAAGTAAGAAGTATATTAAATGCAAAAAATGATTTAGAAAAAAACATACAACGGTTTAAAACAGAAGGTCTAGATAAGCTTGCTCCTATACAAAATTTCTATCAAAATACAATGCGTAAGGTTTTGCAAAAGTCTCGTAAAAAGAATCTATCTTTAGAGAAAGATGAACATGGTAATTACTGGTTTGAAACCGATATTACTGGACAAGATAAAATGCCAATTGTGCAATATCAAAGGATTGCAAAAGAACCTATTGATGGCTATGAAAAATTTAAGGACGACATATATAAAAAGTTAGACGTAGAACCTACTGCCAAAACAGATCGTGAATTACGTCAAGCATATGAACAATTCAGGCAGAATAAGAATCAAAGGCAATACGAGTTTAATCTACAAACAGGAACCTTAAAAGAGACAGTAGAATACAACTCCCTAGGAGTACGAAAGCCTTTGTATCATCCCATGTTGCCACATGAACAAATGTATGGATATGAAGGCAAGTCGTATGTAATCAATGAAACGGTTGTAAATGGCAGAAGCTACAATCCTCTTGGAAAGATGTTTAAGAAAAGCCCTACAGGTGAATGGGAATACAGATATGTAATGGAAAAGGGTGACTGGAATAGATTGCTGTTAAACATTCAAAAGAATGATAAAGACAGCTATATGTGGTTAAGTGAAAAGGACAAAGGAAAGTTAATTGTAAGACCTCTTCATCCTGAAACAAGAAAAACAAAAGTAAACAAGATTTTTAACAAAGAAGAGCTAGCAACACTGTATAGAGATAGAGGTGAATTTTATAAGCTAGTTGGTGTCGAGACATCCAGTAAAGAAGTAAAAGACCAGTGGAAAAAATACCATGAAGAAATGGCAATTAGTAACAAGCTATACGATCCTATTGGTGAATTTAAGAATGCATTAGAACTGGTAAAAAGATCTAGTGTAATGTCTTCTAAAGATTATGCTTTAGACCCTGCAAAGTTTCAGGATATTGCACCTGATGGTATTGATGTTATTATGGTAAACGACAGTAAGAGTGCAAAATATCTAGATAAGCCAGAAACGTACAAAGTTCAGGTAAAGGGTAAAGGTAAAAAGTTTTCAGAAGAAAAAATTTATGATAGTGATGTAGATGGCTATGTAGTACTGCATACTAAGTTGTTTAATAGGATAGTAGAGTCTATGGGTTTTGATCCATCTACTTCCCATATTAAACCTACTATTGCCACAAAGATTGATGGCAGAATGTTTATTCTAAAAGGTGGCATTCATCCTTCACAGCAAGGTTTTGATAATGCTATGGTAAATCCTAACAGCATGATTGTAATGACTTCTGCAGGAAAGGTTCATCCTGGAAAAGAGTATATAGGAAAAGTAGATAAAAATGGAGCTTATCGTTTCTACAATGAAAATGCAAAAGGTGGATTGGACATACAGAAAAACCCTGAACGGTTTAAACTTCCTGTAGAAAAACTCCTCGTAAATTTTGGAGTATATGGAGACAGTCATGCAGTGGATCCTGTTACTATTAAACGACAGTTTCACAGTGTGTTAAATGGTTTAAATATGGGGGGCAAATACAAAGCTGGATACGATGCATTGATGGGAGAGTTTCGTAAAAGTTTTGATGGAGAAGCAGAGCAAAATGAAATGGTGCGTAGGATGTTGTCAAAGCCTACTATGGAAATTCCCAAAGAATTTGATATCAGCAAAATAGGACATAAGGAAATTGTAGATATTTTTAATCAGTCTCAATCAAACTCTCCGTTGTTAAAACTTTTGATGAAAGACATTATTAAAGACTATAAAAATATAAAGCAAAGTGAAGAGATAACTGAGACCGATTTACTAGCAGCTACAAGCTACATTAATAGACTAGAAAAGCAATTAAAAGACACAGGCTATAATGTTATTGCAGTACGCTATTTGGACGCAGGAAGTGAGAATTTTAACGATGCAGTACTCAGGTATATTAAAAACAAATACCTTACTCCACGATGGGATTACAGTGCCTCATCCTGGGTAGCAGGAGTACATGGTTTATTTAAACATGCCTTAGAAGGGAAAGAAATCAAGAAAGACCATTTTATGCTTGGTCACAGTATGGGAGACATGAAACATGCCAAATATGGTACGCTCAAAGAAGCGTGGAAAGAGTATCAAAAAATCAAAGACTCCAAAAAGAAAAAAGACTTCAAGGAAGAACACTTACGGATAGCAATTATGCGTGTTCCAAGTCCTGATGTGAGTGGTACACGTGTATTGTATTTTGATGGGTTTGCCAAGAAAGGTACAACGCCTGATTACGGAACGTATATGAGGCAGAAAGATCATTTTTATATTGATGGTGCAGACGTAGATGGAGACAAAGTATTCTTGTATCAGAATATGCCTAAAGAGTTTTTGGATGCAGTAAAAGCCAAAAAAGACAATCTTGAGCTTAATGGCATTATGAAACAAAATAAGGCTGAAGAATTTAATCCTGAATACGATTTAAGTGCATCCAATCCTGCTATGAAAAAATACATTAATAGCAAAGCAAGTCAGTATATGCCCAATGCTTTGTATCGTACAGGACGATCTTCTTTTGTAGGTAAAGATGGAATGGGGCAAGTGGTTACTGCAAAAGAATATTTAGGAATTGTATTTTCGGATATAATGAAAAAAGGTGGGGTTATTAACATTCCTTTGTTTGGTAGAGATAAAAAACAATATGCTGTATTAAAAGGAAGAATGGATCCAAATGACCTTACAAAAATGGATGGATATTTTACTCATGCAGTAGAAGCCTCTTCTCGTACAGCAGATTCTTCTACGTATTATGATTTAATAGATCCAAGGCAAATGCAGAATAAGTTATTAAAGAAAGGTATGCCTAATGCTAGACTTATTGCAGTAAAGAATGGAAAAGAAACAGGCAAATTATTATATGATTCTGTTAAGAAAAAACCTGTAGAACTAGAATACAGAATGTTACGTGATTCACGTGATTATGGAGATTTATTTACTTTAAAGAATGCCATATATAATGGGAAAGATTTTGCAGGAAGAAAATACAAGCTTAGTGAAGTTCAAAAGTTTTTAAAAAAAGCACAGGGTTTAGATAAAACTTTTCAATCTAGTCTTGCTTATTTATCTGCTAATATGGGTAGGGAAGGATATCAATTAAAAACAGATATATTGCGTTTTATGGATTATAGAACCTACAATACATTGTTAGAGTCTGTAAACAAAGCAACAAAAAATAACCCTGCTATTAAAGAAGCTATCAAAAGAAATACAATGCTTATTAGGCCTGACTATGGCAAATACCGATCTAAAAGAGAAAATGTAACCGATCAAGAATTGGAACAGATTTTAAAGCTGAATGACGCTACAGACTTGCATAGTGTACTTATGGTTACAAAAGCAGAAGAATTGCTTTCTAAAGATATGATGGCAAAAGGTATTAATAGAGATGAGATTAATCGTGTTACCATGGATATGGCATTAAAAGCAGTAGAACATAAGGATGCATTGGTAAAGGTAAGAAAACTAGGTTCTATCCATAAAAAGAATGTAAACGTCAATCAGCTTTCTGATGTAGAAAAAATAATTCGTGATTACAAAAGAGAAATTAAAGACATAGCCAATCAATACGATATGCCATCAAATCGATTTACTGATTTTTATGAGATGTATATGTTGGGAAGTTTGTATCCACAAAGCAAACCATCTAAACAAGTAGAGATGGAAAATAAAGCTATGTTAGATACAGCTAGAGAGATTCAGAAGAGAAGAAAAACAAGTACAAAAAACTTGGATTACGAAATTTCTTACTTGCAAGAAAAAGTAGATAATCATAAAAAACATATTGATAAGACAAGCCAACATCGATATCCGTATGAATCCAATGAGATATCCAATAAGAATAAAAAGATATTTATAAGCAGTTTTGGTAATACTTTTAATCTAATGCGAGGTAGAAAAGAAATCTTGCAGGAAGTAGCCAAAGAACCTGCAGTACAGCAAATTAAAGAAAGAGTAAAGGGTTCAGAAGAAGGACCAAAAACAGAGCAACAGAAAGATCAACAGCTTAAAGAAGATATTAATGACTACCTACAACCCCAGGCGAACCTCTTTGATTTTAAAGTGGAAGGTAAAGTACAAGCTCCTGCAGATGTAAAGAAAGCAGCACGTGACATTGTAGATATTTTTAAACAGTTTGGAGAACATTCCCAACAGCATCTATCTGATATGTTTGTAGCAATGACAAATGCAAGGGATGGAGTGAGTTATGGCATTGAAAAAGCAACCTTTAGAGACATCAAAGATTTTAGAAACTTTTTACAAGATCAATTGCATGCAGGTGCAAAAGATGGAAAGCCATCTATTCTTACTCAGTTTTTATTCCCTAGACGAATAGCAGAAAAACAATTTATACACGATTGGCAAACAGCAGAAACCATTAAAGGTCTTCCGTTTCGAGACATTAAAGGCAATTATGGATGGACAGATATACGTGTGCCATTGGGAACTATGAAAGGATTGCAGAACTCATTTCGTAACGTATACAATATGCAGAATAGCTCTATTAATTACGGTCAAGAAGAAAGAGATAAACATTTTTGGTGGCGTAAAGATATACTTGATTTACCTGATGGTGTAGCCAAAGCACAAGAGTTGCAAGACTTAGCAATGAAGCATTATTTACAAGATGCAGGACAAGGAATGCAATTGGAATATAACCAAGCACAATGGCAGAAAAGCAAGAAGGCATATGAAAAACTAAGCAAAAAAGAATTTACTATTGTAAGAAATAACAAACGTGTACAGGTATCAGGAAAAGAAATGATGGACATTGTAGCAGAGAGCAATGCCAGTTATTTAAAAGGTCTATATAATAAATGGGTTAAGTCAGGATTAGACTTTACTTTAATCGATCCTGATGCTGAATTGCAATTAACAGCAAATTATGATGCCTTTAATAAACAGAGTCCTTTATTAAAGTATAATAAAACTACAGGTAAATCCAATGTAGAAACTTTGTTTAAAACTCTTATTGATCCTATAACGAAAGGAAAACAAAACTTTGATCGATTAATAGGTAAAGGTGGTTTTACAACAGAATTGCTATATCGTTTGCAGTATGAATATCAGTTGGAAAAATTTATAAGAGAAAACAAACCATCCAATCCTAAAAAGTTTCGTGAAGATTACAGACAAACCAAATCTGAAATATTTGAAGAAGCAGATCAAGTAACCAAATATATACGAAGCAAAACTGCATTTGCAGGTGTAGGAGAAGTAAAAGATAAATACTGGCCTCATATGTTTCATATGGATACGGTTTCAGGTAGAAAAGAAGCGGAAGCTTTTATGGAGCGCAAGCGAAATGAATTGCAGTTATCTTTACAAGATCAGATAGCAAAAGAAATGGGTGTATTAAAAGAGACAGGATTTGAATATACATTGGATGAAAGGTTTCCACTGACGAAAGAAGACAGGGCTTATATTACAAGTGGAGAAATAATTGATTTTACACAAAGAGGTGGTGGAACTAAAGAATCTAGAGCTAGAGAAATTATAGATCGTAAAACTGCAGAATTAGAAAATATGTTTGAACAAACTTTAGGTTCAGCATTAACTGCAGATAATGGCAGTGGTGAACATGGAGCAAGGTGGCTATTAGGTAAGTATGCAAATAAAAAAGAAGCAGTTAATGACGGTTTCTTTTCTCGCCCAGGATCAGGTCGTGCAAGAGGTAAGGAACCTATGCCTGGATTTAGTTATGACTTTAAAGTAATTGAAGCCTATCAAGATCAATGGATTAACGCTTTTTATAAAAGTGCTACAGCATTAGCATCCAAGAAACAGATTGATTTATACGAACAAGCCAACCCCTTAAAAGATAAAAAGCTTACAGAAGAATGGTCTAACATTATGAAAGACTATGCAAGCGATGTAATGGGTTACGATGGTATGTACAGTCGCAGTGAGTTATCTCTTTCCAAACAGCAATTAGCTAACAGAAGATCTATTATAAAAAAGTATGAATCTGGAAACGAGAAAGTAAAAAGGAGAATTGGTGAAGCAGGATACAATCAAGCTAAAGAAGATTTAAAGATTCACAATAGAATAAAAAACAAGATAGGAGATACAGTTAACAATGCCTTTTATTATGTAGGAGATAAAGCAGTTGTAAATGGTCTTGAAAAGCTAAGTAAAAAGTTTTGGATGGGAGGATCAGAAAATGCACCCAAACTCCCTATATGGGGAGAATTGCCAAAAAGTCCAGAAGCAAGACGTAAAACTTTATCTAGGATTATAAATCAAATAGGCAATGCAGAAGCAAAGTATTCTCTTATTACACTTCTTTCACACCCTAAAACAGCAGTAGGTAATTTACTTGGTGGTTCTCATAATACAATTTCAAATGCAGGTCTTTCTAATTTCGTGGATGCATCCTTTAATCGAAAGAAATTGCTCGCTACTATATTTCGTGGTGCTAAACTAAAAGATGGCACACCGATAACAACCAAAGATCATTTAATACGATTTGCAGAAGAAAACGGTGCAATAGAATCCTATATGGTTACAGAAGGTTCTTTGGAAAGAAACTTTCAGTTTAAAGAAGCCAAAGCAATGTGGAGTGAATTAACCAATTTTAGAAAAAAGAATCCTGATAAAAGATTAAGCATTGGAGAGTTCAGAGATTTAATTAAAAAATACAAAGTAACGGAAGCTGCAGTACAAGCAGGTGCATTGGCAATGAGAGTATCAGAAAGAAAATTAAGATCAGATTCATTTTATGCTCATTATTTAAATGCATACAATAGTCTACGTAGTGTTATTCCCAATTTAAAATATGACAATCCTTATGTGCTTAATATGGCATTAAAAGGAGTAGAAGCTACTCAGTTTTTATATCACAGTGCATTTCGACCTAAATACAGTAGAACAGCTTTAGGTAAAGTATTAACAAGGTTTCATCCTTTTGCATGGAACTCTATACGTTTTAGAAGACTTGCTTATAAACGAGCCAAACGATATGGCTTTCGTGAAGGCACACAAGATTTTAACAGAATGAGAAGATTGCTAACCTTAGATATGTTTGCATTAGCTATGGCCAATGTATTCGTTAGCAGTATTTTTGATTCTACATTACCTCCTCCATTGTCCTGGATGCAAGATGCAGCAGATTGGATGTTTGGTGATGAAAAAGAAAGAGATAGGGCATTCTTTTCTTCATGGCCTCATCCAGCAATGGCTCCGCTACAAATCGCTACACCTCCAGTAGCACGATTTGCATTAACACCTATCAATGCCATGATAAATGGCAATTGGGATCGATTTGCAGATTACTATTTATGGACATTCTTTCCTTTTGGAAGATTAGGCAGGAGTGTAAAGAAAACATTTGAAGTTCCAGAGATGTGGTTAGAACAGATGACAGGCATACCTATACATGCGTATGCAAGGGAGATAGATAAGGAATGAAATGGAAAATAATAATACAAGAAACATTAAATGCATTCAAGCGTGGTAGGATGAGTTCATTACCCAATACAGTAAAATATTATAGTAGGAATTCTAAACCATGTAAACAATGTAGAAAGTCATTTACATTCATAGCACACAATACTTTATACTGCAAATCTTGTAAGCAAAAAAGAAGAACAATATCATATCGTCATTCCAAAAGAAGACAACGCAGTCTAGATGTCCAAAAAGTAGCTTTGTAAGTCCACATATTGCTAGACTTAAAAATGCAATATAGCGTTTATCGATAGCAAGTATACCTTCTTTAAATATCAGGTACTTTGTGGACATTGTATTTAGTATATTTATATATAAGAATTAAGGTTCATAATAAAAAATTGTACGCTACAATTTGCGCTACAAAATATTGAGTTCGCATCCCTTCAATTTGTAGCTTTGTAGAGACATGCCTGGGTGGTGGAATTGGTAGACACTATGGACTTAAAATCCATTGTCCGTAAGGACGATTTCACCACAGGGGCATAAGGATGCCAGAATTGTAGCGCTACACATACGCTACAAATCATGGCTAAAAAGAGTGTTAAACTAGCAAAAAACTTTTATTACAGTTCCACAGGTTCCATTGAATTTCGTAAAATGATTCGTGGTAAACTGGTTACAGGTAGAACTGGCATTACAGATCCATACCAAGTAAATAAATTAGCAAATGATATAAGGCAAAAGTTTATTAATGAATATTATGAACTCAGAAAGCCTGATTCAGAAAAGAAAAAAGCACAGCACAAAATTTTATTAGAAAGGTTTTTAGCAGATAAAAAAGGGCAGGGCTTATCTGTTACGTATATAAGAACTTTAAAAAGCAATATTAATAACTACTTTCAGAATGGCATTAATATAGAGAAAAGCAAATCTTTTCAAAATGCAGTACGTAGAGATTACAATATATTTGCAAGGTGGTGTCAAAAAGAAGGGTATGATCTCAAACCAGTAAAAGGACCTACGCAGTCAGAATCTAGAAAGAGAGTGTTAAACTATGAAGAGTTCCAGGCTATTTTACATTGCAATAGTATTACAGAAGATTTTAAAGACTGTTTAGAGTTTATTTATTATACAGGAGCAAGAAGGAAAGAAGCAAATGCTCCTAAAAAAGAATGGTTACATATTAATAATGATGGTGGATACTACATGCACGTTGTAAAAAAGGGGGGATACAAACGTATTGTGCGAATAAATAGTCAAGCATTGGAAATACTCAAAAGGAGAGACTTTACATTTTGGAAATTTAGAAAGCAATGGTTAACAAGAGGATTTAAACGCTACGCTAGAAAAGCAAATATTAAAGGTGTGCAGATACATGACTTACGGAGAACATTTGGCTATAATCATTTAAAGAAATATGGTGATATATCGAGGTTATCAAAATTGCTAGGTATAAGTATAGATGTAGCTGATAAACATTATACACCTCTTTTAACAGCTGATATTGAAGACTATACTGTTTAATTGCAATTAGGACATAATTCTTTTTCCATAGGCAGTCTTTCAAAATCATCCCAATATTTAACTGATTTTACTTTTCGAAGATTAAGGTAAATATTCCATACTTGTTCACAGCAATAACATTTACGCAATTGATATTCACTTGTAGACCTAGGTTTGTATTTTCTTTTTACATTCCCAAACCATTCTTCACTAAAATAATAACGTAGAGTTTCCTTTTCTGCCCTTTTTCTACGATCATATTTTCTTTCACTATCTCTGTCAATCCGACCATCGGGGGATAATTCCCCCTCTAGTCGGTTTTCCATTTTATTTCCTTAGATTAATTTCCTTATTAAGTCTGATAATATTGTAGTAAATAGTAATCCTGCGAATAATACAAATATCCATATTCCTGCTGCTAAACCAAGGATTAAAATATTTAATATCCATTCTGCTACGTTAAAGACTAGCACGATTTAATGTCCTTTTGATTTTCCTAATTAACTCTTCACGATCCTTTTTTAAGAATCCTAATACCCAGCCTGATAGCCTTGTTTCTATTTCCCTTAAGAGTACAGACATTTCATAATTGGCTGACTCTAAGTCTAGTTTTTTTTCGTTTTGGTCAATTAATTTCACGATGTGGTATTTCCGTATATATTTAATGCATCAATAACTTCTTGTTTTGTTTTTGGTGTTTTAAAACGTCTGTCAATTTCTGCATTATAATAAATAGGTTCCTCGTAAGGGTCTATATCTTCTTGTCTTCTGGTTTGACTTTCATGCTCTTTTATTGCTTGTAAAGCATCTTTTTGATTTCCGTAAAATCGATAATGAGCATTCCATTGATTGCATTCAAAACATACTCTGTATATCATTTACTCTTCCTCCTCATTCCAGACATCACAATGTTCATAGCAATCTGAACAAATATCTGTGTCATCATATACTTCTGCTCCACAGCATTCTGATCTATTCATACTTACTCCTTTTGTTAATAAAAAGGGCATGGTAGCTATCCACCAAACATTAAGATAAGATGATTTATCTAGCATTTCTGCCCTTTTTAAAGTTGATGAGGTTATTGGCGCCAACCGTAGTATTTACAAAGCATTTGTCATTCTTTAACATTTTTTCTCCAGGCATAAACCTGCGAGATAATGAAAAAAAGTTTCCTAAAGCATTTTTGCTTATCGTTGGACAAATAATTTTCAATACAATAACCTCAAAATATTTGGGGATAGCGTAGGTGTTGATTCACTGTATGTGCTACTCAATACTAAATTTGGTTATCAACTTATAGCTGAGCTTTCATAGCAACTACCCCCAAGTTTATTAATCACATACTCCAGTTTTACATTCAGCAGGATTCTGCCATTGATCCATTCTATCTTGTGGTAAATCTGAAGGCAGTTCTTCAGGTTTCATTTCCGATTCCATCATCTGACTTTCATATACAGTTCTCATAGCACGACCTATTTTTACTAGGTTGTAATCATCAGCTTGTATTAAATAATCAGATACTTTAAAAAACTGATCGATGTGGAATACTGGTTTTACAAATTCTATCTTCATGTTTCGTATTACTTCTCCTATGTGTTGCATTATATTATTTTTTCTTCCCTACTATCCCAAGTTTCTATTATGTCATTGTATAGTATCTCAGGAGTCCAAGGATCAGAATGAAAACAACTATTAGCAATTTCTCTAATTGTTTTTTCTCCTTCGCCTACATCTGTACCTAACCAATACCTTACCATTTCTAATGTGATTTTTTTCATTTTGTTTCTGTTCCTGGAATTGGATGAGGTTGAAAAGGAAACTTTTCTTTGCTTACTATCTTAGCTATTTCGTCTGTTGTATATTTTTGCTTTATAGTTTCTTCTATTATCCATTCTATTCTCTCTTCATATCTTTGACAAGAGGTATAGAGATCGTCTTTTAATGCTTGCAGTTCTTCAATGATGTGTTTCATTATCCTTTTAATTTCTTTATTAGGTCTAAAAATGTATTCATTGGCATTAAGGCATACGTGTCTCCACGATCTTCCCTGAATGCTACTATATCCGTATGTTCACACTTCAAGAACTTTGCAATAGATTTCCTACGCTTTGCTTGAACTGTGTATTCTTCGATTTTGCAATCCACTTCTTCATGGCAACCCATGGCTTTCCCATTAGATCCCCACGCTCTTTGTGCTTGCAGCCCCCACTCCTTTGCGAGGGCTACAAGTTCATTTTCGAAACGATTACCTTTTTGTTTACTTGGATGTGACATATTTCTCCTTAAACTCTTTTATGTCTTTTAAGCATTGTTTATAATTCAATACTCCATCTCTCCAATAAGAACAATTATCACAACCTTCTATTCTAATATCGCAAAAACAAACAGATTCTTTTTCTTCTGATAGAGTATTTATTCTATCATTGCAAGCTATAGAATAATGTTCTAATACAATTTCAATAGCTTCATCTTTGCTTTTGTTTTTAAATAGACTTACGGTAGCCATTTATCCCATCTATGTAATGTGAAGGATATTTCCATTGGCCCTAATCCTACTCCTGCCATAATATGTTCTCCATTAACTGCATGAATACCTACAGATAGGTTTATTATCCAAAGCAATACAACTGATGTCATAAAGCCTGTATCTTCTTTCTTCCATTTGTACTTTAATAAGCCACTAAATACATCAACTGTCATGTTGGTAATAAGTCCCATTTAAAGGTTCTTGGTTGAAACTCGAAACGCATTTTAATCATACTTTCATCACGTGATTTCTCACTGGTTACGTATCGAATCAATTCATTTCTATTGCCATTAATAACGATAACTTTATCTGCTTTCTGCACTACAGTAGAACTGCCTTTAGCAGAATGCAAACTAACTTCGTTATTCTTAGCACTTTCCTTATTGACATGGTGAATGCCAATGATAATTGTATCTTGATTGATAGCTATTTTCTTTAGAGTATTGATAATGGTATTCATTTTATCGAATTCATTATGCACTCTATCTACCATCAAAGCATCTGTTGTATCTACCACAATAACTTTAGGCCTTATTTCAGCAACCGTCTTTTCTAGTCTGTCTATGCTTAATGGATCATCTACAATCCTGATATGTTTAAACTCACGATTGAAACTAGATTTGCCTTCATCTTGACATGTATCGTTAATAGTAGCTTTATTTAAACCATGTGTCATTTGACTAAAACGTCTAAACATTTGCTTTCTATCTACTTCCAATGAAAGAAACAGACAAGACATGTGAGGTAGTCTAGCAACTAGATTTTGTACAAATGCAGTTTTCCCTAAACCAGTGTCACCTAGTACAATAACCAATTCCCCTGGAAGTACTTTATAGTTTTTATTGGTTTCCCAAATTTCCTTAAAGTCAAAAGAACTATCTTTAAAATCCTGTTTAATCCAGTTTTGATATTCTTCTTCCAGTTGTTCCATATCC